GGGTACGGGTGTACATAGGTACGTGTGTACATTGGTACGGGTGTACATTGGTACGGGTGTACATTGGTACGGGTGTACCTTGGTACGGGTGTACTCAATACACTTTTAAGGGGTGCACGTTGGTACGTTGGTACGTTGGTACGTTGGTACGTTGGTACGTTGGTACGTTGGTACGTTGGTACGTTGGTACGGGTGTACATTGGCACGGGTACGGGTACGGGTACGGGTACGGGGGTACGTTCCAACACCTTAAGCCCCTATTTTAAGGGGCTCAATTTAATCCAACACCTTAAGCCCCTATTTTAGGGGCTCGGGGTGGGGGTGTGGGGGTGTTTATAGTTGTGCCTGTAAGATGCTAATTAGGGCCTTAAGTTCGTCGGGTGTTAAGGTCGTTGAAAACGTGCCCTTATCGCTCAAAGTGGCTTTTTTGCCGTGGAAACTGATTGTGAGTGGTTTATGCTTTTTAGGGGCTTTTTCATCCGCATCCGCGTCCGCGCCGTTTTCACCGAACGCAATTGCATCGAGCACATTAGGCGTTGTGCCCTTTGTTTTGCACGTTTCCACGTAATTGCTCAAAATCGCGGGGGCTATCTTTGCAAGGCGTTGAAGGCGTGCGATATAACTATAGGTTAAGGAAAACAAGTCCTCAAGGAACGGTTTCCACTCAACGGACGGATTCGCGTCCTTTACGACGTTCCACGCCGTTTTCTTCAGTTCGTCAACGCTCAACGCCACAAACTTTGATAGCTTAAGCGCGCGTTGGAATTGCGCAAATTCTTGATTTGCAATTACGGCGTTAATTTCGCGCGCTTCAGATACATTCCTTTTTAGTGTTGGGAATGATGCCAACATTTCGATAGCTGTTTTCATAACTATTTATTAAAGGGTTAAATTTCGGTTTCGTTGGTGTATTGAGTACACTTTGTGAGGTCGGGGTTTTTGTATTGTTTTTGTCTCATCCTCACATTACAAAAGTACAAAGGGGCAACCGACTAAAAAAGTTAAGAAATGTTAAAAAGCGTTGTTAAAAAATGTTAAAAAATTACTTAAAACTTGCTTTTTTGAACTTTTTTTATAGGGCGCAAAATTTACGACCTTTTAAGGGGGTACGGGGGTAACGTCCCAACGTGGGAAACGTCCAATAAAATATACGTCTAATAAAGTGGACAGTTACTTTTGGATACTGTCTAATAAATTGTACGTCCAAAAAATTAGACGGTTTCTTTTTGATACCGTCCAAAAAATTGTACGTCTAAAAAAGTGGACGGTGGGACGGGGGTGGTTGCCGTCCAATAAATTGTACGTATAAAAAAGTGGACACCCCCGACCAAATTGCCAAAAATTATATAAGTATTTTTACTAATGGATACCCCACCCCTCGAAAAAAAATTCATTTTCCGCCGAGGGCCCATCGCGCCGCGCGGCTATATAACCCCAACACTAAACACATCTAACCCTAATCACTATCTTTGTGAATGCGTCCTAAGTTTTACACAGGTGGCTTAACGGTACGGGATGGCCGTTTAGTTAACGAGCGGATTGGTGATGGCATGACGGGCATTGGTATGGCTTGTCAGGTTTACAAAGCCAAGAAGTATGCTGAGAAAGAGGCTATGATTTCACGGGCTATTATGTCTGCTGAGATGAGCGAGTATTCTCTTGGCATGAAGAAGGAAGACTAACTTCTTACACCAAAAGAGAGAGGGGCATGTCCCCTCTTTTTTGTTTTCAATCATACTCATTCACGAGGATAGATTCTAATTCACCCCCTCTTACACCCGTCATCATACTACATAACTACTTCATAATTTAAGAGAGCATTCAAAAGTTTTGTAGTTTCTCATATTACTTAGTCTTTTAATATGGGCTATTTTTGTGTCGATTATTAAAATTTAGTGTCGATTTATGTCGATTTTAGTGTCGAAAATATTAGTCTAGAGATAGTAAAAACGAAGAAATGTCGAAAATGTCGATTTTAAGTTCAGAATTTTGTGGGAAAAAAAAATCCCACACGTTAAATAATAGAGAGAGAATAAGGGAAAAACCAAAATTGACATTTGACATTTGTCGGACTTCGTTCGACTAATAGTGGAACGTTTGCATTTTCATTTTACTCTTGGTATATTTGTGGCATCAAAATTTAATTTATGGAATTTAAGTCAACAGGAATGTACAGTCCCAAGGACTTGACCTTAGGGGACGAGGGCAGAGCTCGATTGATGAATGGCATCAGGAAGATGGCCTCTGCTGTGAAGAGCACTTTAGGGCCGAGCGGTAAGACGGTCTTGATTGAGGGTGCTGATGTGATTGGCGGATTGACGGTGACCAAGGATGGTGTTACTGTTGCCAACTCGATTCAGTTGTTAGACCCGATTGAGAACCTAGCGGTTCGTATGTTACGTGAGGCGAGTAGCAAGACTGCTTCATCTGCGGGTGATGGCACGACGACTGCTGTTGTCTTGGCTGAGGCGTTAGTTGCTTATGGCATGGAGATTTTGGAAGCGCATCCTTCGGTGAACCGCACTGAGGTGTTGCGCAAGTTGGTGGAGATAAGCAATGAGGTGGTGGACGATTTGAGAAGGATGGCTCGCAAGTTACGCAAGCGTGAGCTCTTGGACGTAGCTATCATCTCAGCGAACAATGACAAGGTGATTGGCAAGACGATTGCTGACGTGTACGGTAAGGTTGGCGCTGATGGCATTGTGATGGTTGAGAACTCACAGACTCCTGACACGTACTACGAGGTGACGAACGGGCTACGGATTGACAAGGGATACTTGTCGCCTGTGTTCGTGACGGACATGAAGCGTGATGAGTGCGTGATGAATGACGTGTACGTGTTGGTTGCTGACATGGAGATTGAGAACGTGTTGCAGATTGAGCGTGTGTTGAAGCACGTGATTGAGGCGAACAAGTCGCTGTTGATTATTGGGCCTTGTGGTCAGATGATGTTGAACACTTTGGGTGCGAACAAGGTGAAGGGACGCATTAAGGTTTGTGCGATTGATGCGCCGAGCTTTGGCTACCGTCAGGGTGAGCTGATGCAGGATATTGCGCTGAGCGTTGGTGCGAAGTACTTCAGCCACCGCACGGGTGACGACTTGAGCATCATTGGCCCTGAGGACTTGGGGTATGTGAGCAAAGTGACTGTTGGCAATGACAAGACGGTGATGGTAGTGAGTGATGCCCATCGTGATGGTGAGGCAGTGACTGAGCGCATTGAGCAGCTGCGTGGCGCTCACACTGAGGCGGTGAGAAAAGGCGACAAGGACTTTATCATGTCTCGCATTGCGATGCTATCAGGCAGCATTGGCGTTATCTACGTTGGTGGTAACACTGACCTTGAGCAGAAGGAATTGTACGACAGGATTGACGATGCTGTGTGCGCTGTTCGCTCCGCTCTTGAAGAGGGTATCGTTGCGGGTGGCGGTAGTGCATTGTACTACGAAGCTCGTAGGCTTGATAAGAAGCTCTCTGCTGAGACTTCTCCCTCCTCGGCATACACTATTGCCAACAAGATAATTATGCACGCTCTACGAGCCCCATTTTTAACCCTCGTTGACAATGCGGGTTATGAGCCATCAACTCCCAATGAGCATGTTGGTGAATGGGGGTATGGATGGAACATGCGTGACGGTTCGTTTGGTAACTTGTACGACATGGGGGTGATTGACCCGTTGAAGGTAACTCGCAGTGCGTTGCAGAATGCGGTGAGTGTTGCGGTGACGGTGTTGAGTACTGATGCGATTGTAACGATGGCAAGAAGCTATGAGTCATAGGCTACATATAGAACGACGGGTGAGCTTGCCTCAGTTTGAGGCAGCTTGCCTTGGCGTTACCCTTGACGGGGAGCGCAAGATTTACTCATGCAATGCGATTGTAAAAACGCTTGAGCATGACGGGTTATCGCTTGACGACGCAGTTGAGCATTTGTATCAAAAAGTAATTAAGTATTGGGAGGGAACTAATGGCTCTCCTGTATTTGTTTGGGAGGATTCAGAATGAAACCAATTGGGAAATTTATTGTCAGTCAGTTGATTGACGAGGAGGTAGAGACTGCCTCAGGCTTGGTGTTATCGGGAGATGACGTTGACAAGCTTCGGTATAGAAAAGCAACTATTGTGAAAGTAGGCACTGACGTGAAGAATATCACGGATGGCAGTGTCATTTACTTTGACAAGGCTCAGAGCTTTACGATGGTGATTGACGGGAATCAGTACACTATTCTTCGGGAGCTTGACGTAGTTCTTGTTCTAAGCGAAGGGTCTCCCGTTTAATTTTAAAAATGTACTCCCTCATGGAGTCGAAACTTTTAGGGACTCGTTTCAGGCGTGCGGCTCGGTCGTTGTCTGCGATGAGTCTCTTTCCTTCTAACAGGTCGTATAGGTATCGAACGACGTTCTTGCCTTTGCTTGAGATTTGGTATAGGGTCATGTCGGGCTCGAACCACTTGAGGTTCTCTTTGCGTTTCTTGACGGTGTCGATGTATCCATTATCCCTAAGGTAGGTGAGCGTGGTGGGATGGAAGTTATTTATTTTGCGCCACATGTCAACGCTCTTGTAGGAGAACACTCCTTCGGAATAGATGAAGATGAGACCATCGAGCAGGTGTGGCTTTTCAATCTTGTATTTTACACGAACGTATTTACGGAATACGTTGTAGTATTTGAGGTAATCTGATTTCATTTTTTTTATTTAACTTTGTAGCAAAGTTAATTCATTACATGCTAACGACCAAGCAGATTATCGCCAAGTACGGAAAGCCTGACGACGATGGCAGCGAATATTTGGTTACAATAAACCTTCCGTATCCGATGCGCTTGGCGTGGGATACCAAGACGGTAGTGACCAAGATGCGTTGTCATACGCTTGCGGCAAATAAGTTCTTGGCGGTATTCAATGAGCTTCTTATCTCTTATGGCATTGACGAGATTAAGCGATTGGGCATTGACCTGTTTGGTGGGTGCTTCTCGTTTCGCAAGATGCGTGGTGGTAATGACTACTCACGCCACTGTTGGGCGATTGCTATTGACCTAGACCCATCGAGGAACACGTTAAAGCAGAGCAGCAAGACGGCGCAGTTCGCTAAGCCTGAGTACAAGAAGATGGTTGACATCTTTTACAAGCATGGGTTCATCAGCTACGGTCGTGAGCGCAACTGGGATTGGATGCACTTTGAGCTTCGTGATTAATTAAGCATTTTGAAATGATTTTTCATCCGTATATTTGCAACATGGAACAATTTAAACCAATTGAAGGATATGATGGGATTTATGAAATTTCATCGTTAGGAAATGTTGTAAGCAACTACTCAGGGAAAAGGAAGATTCTTAAGCAGTCATTGATGACTTCAGGATACAAATTTATCAGAGTAAAGAAGGATGGGAAATATAAAAACTTATCAGTACATAGACTGATTGCAACTCATTTTTTAGAAAACCCAAATTCATACGAGCAAGTTAACCATAAAGATGGTAACAAGCTGAATAATGACATATCTAATTTAGAATGGTGCACGAGGAGTCAGAACATAAAGCACATGTATGACATGGGACTGAAGTCTTATCGGCCATTACACTATAAGGGTAAATTTGGTTCAGAGCACAATAGAAGCAAATCTGTTTTTTGTAGTAAGACAAATAAGACTTATGGGTCTATGTCAGAAGCTGCTAGAGAATTGAATATTCACTTCTCTTCAGTGTCTTGGGCTATTAAAAAAAATAAACCTATCTTTGGGATGCACTTTGAGTTGAGAGACTAATGGCTAAGAGTAATAAGATTTGCAAGGCGGGGATTGATTGGGCGAAGCGGACGTTTGACCGCTATCCATCTGCGTATGCCAACATGGCTGCGTCGAAGTATTGCAAAGACCCGAACTATGCCAAGGGTAAGAAGACTGTTAAAAAGAAGAAGTGATGGGTGAGTTGAAGAAATGGCGGGATGAGAAGTGGGTTCGTATCGGAACGAACGGAAAGATTATGGGTGAGTGTGGTACGAGTCCGAACAAAAAGAATCCCGACCGTTGCTTACCTTTGAAGAAGGCTAAGGCATTATCACAGGGTGAGCGTGCTGCTACTGCTCGGCTGAAGAAGTCAAAGGGTGGTAGTGGTCGTCAGTTTGTGAGTAATACGAAAGAAGCAAAAGTAACCTCTAAATACACAAAGCGATGAAAAAAATGATGATGTCCGAAAAAGCTTCCATGAAAAAGAATGGAGCTAAACCTATGGCGAAGAAAGCTATGGCGAAGAAGGCAGTAGGCAAGAAAATGTCTAAGTCCTGCTAATGGCTGACAAGTCAAAGATGAAGTGCAATTCCCCTGTCAAGTCAGATAGGCAGGGGAAGAAGCGCATGGTCAAGGCTTGCAGTGGAGGTACTGAAAAGCTAATCCACTATGGCGCAGAGGGTTACGGTAACAATTACTCAGCTGCTGCGAGGAAGAGCTTTAAGGCTCGGCATAGTTGTGACACGGCGAGTAACAAGCTAACTGCTAGGTATTGGGCGTGCAAGGATTTATGGGGTGGTAAGGGAGGCAATGTTACTCCTAGTCCTAAGAATAGAAAAGGAAAGTATTGACATGGCCACTCAGAAGTTTATGGGTAAGGGTCAGTTGTTGGAGAGGCTAACGGCTCAAGTTGGTGATAGGAAATTAGCTATTGCCATTCTTCAGAAGCGGGGTCACTTGAAAGCTGACGGTAAGACATATACTGCTGAGGGTCGCAAGAGGAACGCCATGACTGCTAGCGAGAGAGCGAAGGACAGGGCTGTTAAAAAATCAGGGGGTAATGTAGGCGACTATGTTTACGACCCAAGTACAAATAGAGCTTCATTGAAAGCAAAATTTATAAAAGGAAAGTATTGACTATCTTTGTGGTGTTATGGCGAAAGTAGTAGTTACAGTTAATAAGAGTCGTGGCTTGGGTGATACCATTGCAAAGGTCACACAGAAGACGGGTATTGACAAGATGGCTAAGAAGATGGCGCAGGCTGCAGGCTATGAGGACTGTGGTTGTGACGCTCGCCGTGACACGCTCAACAGAATATTTCCATACGATAAATAAATAGACATGGCATATCAAAAAATAAATGGCAATACCGCCTGTAACATTACCCCTCGAACTGACGGGTTGGTGTTGAATCCATCGGCTGCTGCTGCTAGTGGTTCTGCCACTTCTGTATCTGCAAACAACTTGGTTGACACATCTGCTAACTTTGTGAACAGCGGGTATAGTACTACATTTCAGGCAGGTGATTACGTTGTCAACTTAACTACGGGAGAGTCGGCTACTATTTCAGCTGTTACCAACAACACTACATTGGCATTGAATGCTGATATCTTCACCGCTGTTGGACAGAGCTATGCTGTAGTTGGAGCGAGTGAGAAGACTGCTGCTTGCGTGCTTTATGTTGGCACGGGTGGTGACGTAAGTGTTCGTACTGCATCGGGCGACAATGTTGTGTTCAGTAATATCATTGGTGGGTCTTTCTTACCTGTCAATGTAATTAGAGTGTTTGACGATTCAACCGCTGCCGACATGGTAGCTATTTGGTAATATGCAGCCGATAGCCATAGGTTTATACATTCGAGGTTTTGCGATGGGTGGCCCCACGCCACCGGCGCTTGGCCCTGTTGAGGATGAGTTCATCCTTGCCGAGAATGGCGTTGACTTTTTGGTTACTGAGGATAATGACAATATCATAAAAGAATAAAGATGGCGAATATAAAATTTTCTCAGTTTACAACCACTTCTCCTGCTGACACGGTTAGCTTGGTAGGGTATCTGAGCACAAATAACGTAAAGTTCACGATTGCTGACCTGAAGACTCAGTTCAATAATTCGTATGTAACACTTGGTAGTAATCAGACAATCACAGCAACAAAGCAGTTTGCTACGTTTCCAATTTTAGGAAATCAAGCATACACAGCATCCTATGGGTCTGAAGTGAAGCTTTATAGTTCTCACAATGCTGACTCACGTTGGATTTTTAATAGCGTTGGTGTTCACAATAAAATCTTTTCATTCCGTGTGAATGACTTGCAGCGTTGGGCGTTTCGTGTAAACCAAGATGCTGAGTCAGGCTCTAATGCAGGGACTAACTTTGAGATTCGCAGATATAATGACGCAGGGACTTTCATTGATTCTCCTATCAGCATTACTCGTAGTAATGGCACTGTTGCTTTTGGTGGTAACATTGAGCTTTTGGGCTCAATGCAGCTTGGTGATGGAGTTACTCTTAGTAATGTCGAGCTTCAGGCGTTGGATGGCATAAGTACAGGTGAGACTATTCAGGAGCAATTGAATAGCAGAAGCCGAGTTGTATCCGAAATGTCAATCGGCCTTGCTTCTATAGGTGCGGGAATTACGGCTGAAACTAATTTGGATACTATTGTTATTCCTGCAAATACATTTGCTATAGGAGATAAATTTGAAGTTCACGTTGCGTTTTTCAATCCTTCAAATACAGGGACAAAGACATATAGGCTAAGATTAAATGGAACAGGAATTGGAAGCACGCTTATTGCGGGAACAGCTTCAGTTTCAGCTTCAGTAACGAATATGCTTGGAATTGTTGAGAGCAGAATAGTTACAGGGAATAACTTATATTCCGCAATCTCAAGTACTTCATTATGGAGTTCGGCTTTGTTAACATTTGACCCTACAGTATCTAATACAATTTTTATTAATGGAGTAAAATCTGCAGGCGGAGATACGTTTATATTGTTTGATTGGAAATTGATTAAGGTATGATGAAATACGGAATAAATAATCCCGATGGTACAATTCAGTATGATGTAACCATTGAAGAATTTGAAAAAGCTAAATCAGAAGGGACTATTGTTTGGGTTTCTTATGATGGTATTGTATATCATCTATATTCAGAATGACTATGAAACAGTGGTTGATTAATGTTGCTATTGCTCTTGGCGCTGTGTTGTCGCCAATTGTACCGTTATTTGCGACGGTAAGTATTCTGATTGCCTGTGATTTTATCTTTGGCATCTATCGTGCGTACAGGTCAAAGCAGGAGATTTCATCTCGCAAGATGGGTCACTCCATTTCAAAGATATTGCTTTACAATTTAGCGGTGCTTACGGTCTTTATGATTGAGAAGTACGTGATGGACGGTTCTGTTCCCTACTCAAAGATTATCGTTGGCGTGATTGCCATGGTTGAGTTGAAGAGTATTGACGAGAGCTTCAAGATTTTGTACGGATACAGCCTTTACGATAGCATTCAATCAAAATTAAAACGAGGTCAGAGCGAAACAAAATGAAACACTTGCTTCTTTTGTTGGTATTAACGGGGTGTTGCAGGAAGATTCACCTGCATGAGCCTATTGATGACACCACAGGTACTGTTTATATGCAGACAAATCGTGTTATTCTGCCTGTAGATGGGCTTAGTACCCGACAGCAGGTGCGGTTATCGAAGCAATTAATCAAACATGAGTACCGATACCTACGTGATTCGGTGAAAATCGTGACGAAGACCGTGTATGACACGGTAAGATTGCGTGAGCAGACCATCAGGCAGGTGCAAGAGGTGGTGACTAAGGGTGAAGTAACCCAAAATAAGGACGATGAGGCGTGGAAGAAGTGGTTAATCTTCTCTGTTGTGGGGGGATTTGTACTTTTAGCGCTTGCTGTTTTGGTTCTCAGAAAAATTTGATACCTTTGTAAAAAATAAAATCCAATGACACACTTAACTGACCAAGAATTATCTTCATTGACCGAGTTGAACACCAATTTTGCAAAAGCAAAGATGGGATTAGGCGACTTAGAGATTCAAAAAAGCATGTTGCTTAACGACATTGCGGGAATGAAGAAGGAGTTTGAGGCCAAAGAGGCAGCTCTTATTGAAAAGTATGGAGCTGACGCTATCATTAATTTAAAAACGGGTGAAATCACCTACGAAGAAAAGTAAATAATGGGAAAGATTAGCACATACCCTGTTGATGGGGACGTTTCAGGTAGCGATAAGCTTATTGGTACAGATTCTACTAATGGTTCTACCAAGAACTTTACAGTAAGTGCCTTGGGCGAGTTCATTAATCAGAACTTCCCTGTTCCTACACTTCAACAAGTCTTGGATGAGGGTAATACTGCTACTGCTGACATTACTTTAACGGGTGATGTTAGTGCTAGCAATCTCAATACTTCTGCTAATGGTGACATTGCAGGAGACTTGACAGTTGGGGGGTCAATTGACGTTGATGGCCCTGCTGTTGTTGGGGCATTGTCAGCGTCTTCAGTTACATCAAGCGGGAATGGTAGCTTTGGTGGTTCTTTATCAGGTAGTTCATTAGATGTTGACGGTTCTGTTCAAGGTGGTAGTGGGTCTTTTTCTACTACATTAGCAGCAAACTCGTTAATTCTTGAAGGTGACTTGTCTGCCAATGACGCTACGCTTAGCGGAAACTTGTCTGCTGCGAGTGGTGAGTTTTCAGGTCAGCTAGAGGTTACTGATGACGTTATGGTTAATGGCTCTGTAACATCTAATGGGCTTCAGGTTAATGGCGGTACGTTTGAGTCATCTGTAAATGCCACTATGCAGGATATTTCTGCGATAGATGTGACTGCGTCGGGAGTGGTGTCAGGTGGTTCTGTATCTTCTAGTACAGATGTAACTGCAACCAATGATTTATATGTTGGCAGTGGTATCTCTTTAGGTAGTGACTTCGGTTCTACAGGTCAGGTTATTAAAAGCTCAGGCGGCGGTGAGCCATTTGCGACGTGGGAGAATATTAATTTTGACCTTGACTTGTTGATTGACTCTGCTCAGTTTGCGAATCAGGTATCAGGGACTGCAGGGCCTAATACAATTTTATTTGGCGGGCCTCAATCAACAACTGACGTATCATTGGCATCGAATGGATTAATTACATTTGCAACGGCAGGACAGTACTTGATTATGACTGACTTTATTTTCGGCAATATTGGTGGTGGTGGTGATGCACGACTAGCTGTTGCTATGTATAAAAACCCTGATATTGTTGATAATCAGATTATTTCATTTGTTGAAAATAACAAATACCATAATGTTCAAATGGTATTTCCATTTACCGCAGCTGCAAGTAATGTGATTCAGTTTAAGATATCAAAGGATACGGCTCATTCTATTTCAGGTGGGTTATATGGAATCTCTACGTCTACATTCCCTGTATTATCTGACTTGAGTCCATATCCATCTGCTCGCATTCGTATTTATAAAATGGTTGTGTCGTAATGAATATCAGGAAGATAGCTATTGGGCCTGACTATAAGGGTGGTGCGATGCATTACCTTATGGGTCAGAAGGTTCTTGATAGCACTCATGAGATTCATCTAATAAAGTTTAACACCTTGAAAAATTCTTTTGAGGTGTATGTTATAAACAGCAATCAAGAAGTATTTTTGTGGAAGGAATTTACACAGATGATGCCGATTGTAGTTGAGTATAACATAAACTTTTAAATGAAATCACCATTCTATTTTATCGTAAAGCCATTAGGCGGAAAGCGTTATGACAATGAGAAGCTTATTGGTGGCGTTGATTTTTTCTTATCTTCTTCAGAGGAAGATTTCAAAACGTCTAACAGGAAAGCTGTAGTTGTATCTACGCCATTGTGGTATGATGGGCCGATTGCGGAGGGCGACCTATTATTGGTTCACCATAACGTATTCAAGTTCTACAATGACATGAAGGGGAGGCGCAGGAGCGGGCGCAGTCATCTGTTTGACGACATGTTCCTAGTTGACGTTGACCAATTCTTTATGTATTGCAAGGATGGAGAGTGGAATGCGCACAGTAAATATTGTTTCGTATCTCCTACGAAAGTAGATGAGGGAATGTCATTAGATAACTCAAGCAATGTCAGCGCATTAGTTGGCATAATGGAATACCCAAATGAGTATCTTGTAGAAAAGGGAATCAATAAAGGCGATTTAATTTCATTTTCTCCTGACAGCGAATACGAATTTTATTTGGACGATAAAAAAATGTATCGTATATTTGACCATCAAATCACAATGAAGCTATGAGCAAGTACTTGAAACCAACTGATGCTGAAGATGTTGAAGCATTTAATTGGAAACTCAAGCATCTTGAATCTCAGTTGACAGGTGAGTTGAGTGATGAGCAGTTTGATATTCAAGCTGAGATTGGGGAGATTAGGCGTTTGCTTGCAAGCGTTGGAGCTCCTGAAAAGCCGAATGACTCTCCTTATGAGTGCTTCGGTTGCGGAAGTTAAAAGGTTTTTCTGTTTTCTATATTGTTTGTTTTGGTTAGATTGAAACCCGTCTGTTGTGAAACATGCGGGTTTTTTATTTATATTTGCAAACATGAGCGTAGTCGCAGGTAATCTTGCCGAGATAAAGTTCTTATTATTATGTACTGAGAAAGGGTATATTGTCTCTAAGCCAATCATGGATGGGTGCAACTATGACTTCATTGTTGACAGGGCAGGCGTTGTCAGTCGTGTTCAGGTCAAGTCTACCAATTGCTTTGCGCCACAAGGTAATTGCTATGTGCTTAATATCAATCATGGCAATAAAAGCGAGAAGAGGTATAGTAAGAGTTTGGTTGACGAGATTGCGGTGTACGTGTTTGACTATGACGCATGGTATTTGATACCTGTTGTTGGAGATAGCTTCACTACCTACATGAGGATAGCTCCTAACAATCCATTGTCAAAAGGCAAGTATGAAAAATTTAGAATCAAATGAGGAATAAGGTAGAAATTAAATCAAAGATTATTGAGGCGGGGTATGCCGCTGTCGATGAGTTAATCGAGGTAGCTCGTGATAAGATTATCAATAACAGCGAAGAGGACTTGTCTGCGGACAAGTTGAAGAATGCTGCAGCTACTAAGAAGTTGGCATTGTTCGATGCCTTCGAGATATTAAATAGGCTTCAAGCTGAAGAGGAAGCTATTGACATGGAACGTAAAGGAATAAGTTATGAAGACTCAAAGCAAGGCTTTGCCGAAAGACGAGCTAATACAGGTTCTAAGTAATTACGTTCCTGACAAGACAATCCAAAGTAAGAATAAGTTTCGCAGTTGGAAGTACGGCTACAACGAGGACTACGACATGGTCGTTATCTCGAAGACGGGTTGCATCGGTGAGATTATCAATATCAGAGGATTAGCGATTGCTTTACCTGAAGTACCGAAAGATGTGGAGCGCAGGTCGTCCTCTCCGTCTGAGCAGTATTGGGAGCGCCGTCAGTTACCTAAAGAGTTAACACGCATTCAGTCTATCTTCCAATGGAATGATATGCCATCTGAGTTCAAGTCAAGATGGGTAGGCTATGTTGAGCGGGAGTTTGACTACCGTGAGCTAGGCTATTGGTTCATGAACAACGGAGTGCCAACGTACATCACGGGGTCTCACTACATGTACTTGCAGTGGTCTAGTATTGACGTTGGTTATCCTGACTATCGTGAGGCCAACAGAATCCTTTGGTTGTTTTGGGAGGCTTGTAAGGCAGACCACAGATGTTTTGGAATGGTATATCTAAAGATTCGTCGTTCGGGGTTCTCGTTTATGTCAGCGTCTGAGTCTGTGAATGTGGGGACTATCTCTAAGAATGCGAGGGTTGGGGTGCTGTCAAAGACAGGGCCTGATGCCAAGAAGATGTTCACCGATAAGATTGTTCCTATCAATAGTAAGCTGCCATTCTTCTTTCGTCCCATCATGGATGGTATGGACAAGCCGAAGACTGAGCTTGCCTATCGTATTCCTGCGTCGAAGATTACACGCAAGAATATGACGACGGTGAATGACGACGATGTGATTGATGGTCTGAACACCACGATAGATTGGAAGAACACGGATGACAACTCTTATGACGGTGAGAAGCTAAAGCTTTTGGTTCATGACGAGAGCGGTAAGTGGTTGAAGCCCAATAGCATTGAGAACAATTGGCGTGTAACAAAGACGTGTCTTAGGATTGGTAGCAAGATTATTGGCAAGTGTATGATGGGGTCTACCTGTAACGCATTAGCCAAAGGGGGTAGCAACTTCAAAGACTTGTACTACGATTCAAACGTGCATACTAGAAATGGTAATGGTCAGACCAAGAGTGGATTGTACTCTTTGTTCATTCCGATGGAGTGGAACATGGAGGGATTCATTGATAGGTATGGTATGCCTGTACTTAGAAAGCCTGAGACATTTGTCATGGGTGTTGATGGCGAGAAGATTACCAACGGGGCTATTGATTATTGGGAGGCTGAGGTAGATTCATTGAAGAATGACGCTGATGCGTTGAATGAATACTACCGTCAGTTCCCTCGGACTGAGTCTCATGCATTTAGGGATGAGAGTAAGACTGCATTGTTTAGCTTGACTAAGATTTATCAGCAGATTGACTTCAACGAGTCAAGGATTGAAGCTCAACACTTGACCCGTGGAAGTTTCAGTTGGAGGGGAGGAAAGGCTGATAGTGAAGTTATCTTCACGCCTGACCAAAGGGGCAGGTTCTTAGTCTCTTGGTTTCCTCCTGCGGGGTATCAGAACCGAATGATTGTGAGGAATGGAATGAAGTATCCTGCAAATGAACACATGGGGTCATTTGGGTGCGACTCTTACGACATCTCTGCTGTCACAGACGGACGTGGTTCAAATGGGTCGCTGCACGGGATGACTAAATTCCACATGGATGAAGGGCCGATTAATCATTTCTTCTTAGAGTATATCGCTCGTCCTCAGACTGCAGAGATATTCTTTGAAGATGTACTTATGGCATTGGTATTTTATGGTATGCCTGTCCTCGCTGAGAACAATAAGCCTCGACTCTTATACCACTTGAAGAACAGGGGATACCGTGGATACTCCATGAATAGACCTGACAAGCCGATTGCAAAGTTATCGGTTACGGAGCGTGAGCTTGGTGGTATTCCAAACTCATCAGAAGATGTGCGCCAAGCACATGCTGCTGCAATTGAATCGTACATAGAACAGTATGTTGGGTTTGACCTCTCAGGCAAATATAGAGACCCTGCGGAAATTGGAGACATGCCGTTCATGAGGACTCTTGAGGATTGGGCTAAGTTCGATATCAACAACAGAACGAAGTATGATGCTTCTATCAGTTCGGGATTAGCGATTATGGCTAATCAAAAACACTTGTATCAAGCTGAGAAAAAAGATAAGAAATTAGTTCTTAACTTTGCAAGGTATAGTAATGATGGCAATACAAGCCAATTGATTCGATGAAGGAAGTAAAGATTAATATAGCTCAGTCTACTTTTCCAAATCAGTTCGTTCCTGATTCGGTAAAGAATACCGAAGAGTTCGGGTTGCAAGTTGGTCAAGCCATTCAGTATGAGTGGTTCAAAAGAGACAGTTCAACTACGGGCAGGTTCTACAGCCAATGGAGAGATTTTCACCACAGAAGATTATATGCTCGTGGAGAGCAGCCTGTTGGTAAGTACAAGAATGAGCTTGCCGTTGATGGCGACTTGTCGTATTTGAATCTTGATTGGACTCCTGTTCCTGTCATTCCAAAGTTTGTTGACATTGTTGTTAATGGTATGTCTGACCGTATGTTCAAGGTTAAGGCTACTGCTCAAGATGCCATGTCGCAATCCAAGCGCAACAAATATCAGGAGATGATTGAGACGCAGATGGCGGGTAAGGAAATCTTGTCTATCGTTCAGCAGAAGACGGGCTTCGACCCGTTCATGATGAACCCTGATGAGCTGCCTAACAATGACGAAGAGTTGTCGTTGTACATGCAGCTTAACTATAAGCCTGCGATTGAGATTGCTGAAGAAGAGGCTATCAATACCATTTTAGAAGAGAACCATTACTATGACTTGCGCAAGCGAATTGACTATGACCTGACTGTGTTAGGGATTGGCGTTGCTAAGCATGAGTTCTTGAAGGGCTCAGGTGTTCAGTTGTCTTATGTAGACCCTGCGAATGTGGTGTACAGCTATACTGAAGACCCATACTTTAGAGATTGTTTTTATTGGGGGGAGATTAAGACCATCCCTATTACTGAGTTAGTTAAGATTGACCCGACCATTACTCCTGAGCAGATGGAGGAAGTGTCTAAGTACAGCCAATCATGGTATGACTACTTTAACGTGGCTCAGTTTTATCAGGATAGCTTGTTCTATCGTGACACTTGTACGTTGTTGTACTTCAATTACAAGACCACCAAGAAGATTGTTTACAAGAAAAAGAATCTTGAGAACGGTGGTGCTCGTGTAATTGAGAAGGAAGATACATTCAATCCGCCTGTAGAGAAAATGCAGGAGGGTAACTTCGAGAAGGTTGAGAAGCGCATTGACGTATGGTACGAAGGTATCATGGTGATGGGCACGAATATCATGTTGAAGTGGGAGATGATGAAGAATATGGTTCGTCCTAAGTCTTCGGCTCAACATGCTATGCCAAACTATGTGGCTGTTGCTCCTCGTATGTACAAGGGTAGCATTGACTCATTGGTTAGAAGGATGATTCCTTTTGCTGACTTGATTCAGGTTACTCACTTGAAGTTGCAGCAGGTTATCTCTCGTGTTGTTCCTGATGGGGTGTTCATTGATGCTGATGGCTTGAATGAAGTTGACTTGGGGAATGGTGCTGCCTATACTCCTGAGGATGCACTTCGTTTGTATTTCCAAACGGGTAGTGTGGTAGGCCGCAGCTATACGCAAGACGGCGAGTTCAATAATGCTCGTGTTCCTATTCAGGAGTTGAACTCCAACTCAGGTGCTTCTAAAACTCAGATGTTGATTGCTAACTACAATCACTACCTAGAGATGATTAGAACCGTCACAGGGCTCAATGAGGCTCGTGATGGCAGTACACCTGACCCGAACTCTTTGGTGGGCTTACAGAAGCTCGCAGCGCTTAATTCAAACACTGCTACACGTCACATCTTGGATGGCTCTTTGTTTGTATTCAGAACATTGTCAGAGGCATTGACCTACCGTGTTGCTGACATCTTGGAATATGCTGACTTCAAGGAAGATTTCATCAATAAGATTGGTAAGTACAATGTATCTATTCTTAATGAGATTAAGGATTTGTACGTTTATGACTTCGGAATCTTTATTGAGGTATCTCCTGATGAAGAGGACAAGGCTAAGCTTGAAGCCAATATCCAAATGGCATTGTCGAAAGGTGACATCAACCTTGAGGATGCTATTGACATTCGTGAGTTGAAGAACTTGAAGCTTGCCAATCAGTTATTGAAGGTGAAGCGTGTTCGTACTCAGGAGAAGCGTGAGCAGATGGAGATGCAGAAGCAAGCGATGATGTCTCAGCAGCAGTTGAAGAGTCAGGAGTTGGCTGCGCAGACTGCGATGCAGAAGATGCAGATGGAAATGCAGACCAAGGCCAAGCTCGTTGAGATTCAGGCTCAGGCTGACATTGCTAGAATGAATGCCGAGGTAGAGGCTAAGCGTATGCTGATGGCTGAGGAGTTCAATTACAATATGCAGTTGAAAGGTGTTGACGCTGACTTATTGATGAAGCGAGAAGATAAGCGTGAAAAAGCCAAGGATGAACGCATCAGTAAGCAGAACACTCAGCAGTCTGAATTGATTAATCAGCGGAAGAATAACCTTCCTCCGTTGAACTTCGAGTCGACTGAGGATACGCTTGATGGCTTCTCGCTAGATGCCTTCGGCCCTAAATAAAAAAAAGTATTAACTTTGCAACAAATCTAATACAATGGAAATTAAAGTAAGAGCTCTTGGTGGTGAGGAGAAATCGCTACAAGAAAAAGAGCAGGAGGTTTTAGCTCAGCATGAAGCTGCGCAACAAGCTGCAGAAGCAGCGGCGCAAGCGGCTCAGCTAGAGCAAGAGTCACAGGCGGTAGCGGCCGCCGCATCGGAGCAAGACTCATTTGAGCTTGACGACGAAAAGGTTCTTTCATATCTTGGTAAGAAGTACAACAAGGAGTTGGCATCGTTCGATGATTTAGTTGCTGAGCGTAAAGAGTCTGAGCAGCTACCTGAAGATGTGTCAGCATTCTTGAAGTACAAAAAAGAAACGGGTCGTGGAATCGAGGACTTCTTAAAACTTAATAAGGACTACGAAACAGCAGACCCCGACCAACTCCTTCGAGAGTATTACTTGGCTACACAAGAGGGCATTGACGCAGATGACGTTGATGTGATTATGTCTGAGTACTCTTACGATGAAGACTACGATGATGAGTCTTCAGTAAAGAAGGCCAAGTTGGCAAAGAAAAAAGCTATTGTTGAGGCAAAGAAATTTTTCAACGAGCAGAAGGAAATGTATAAGATTCCCCTTGAGTCAAGAGGAGTTGGCCTTCCTGAAGCTGAATTGGAAGAGTTTAATGCCTATAAACAATATATCAATCAGGCTAAGTCCTATGAGGAGGAGGCCAACCGTAGGCGTGATTGGTTTTTTAAAAAGACCGACGAAGTATTTGGAGGTGAGTTCAAAGGTTTTGAATTTAATCTCGGAGAAAAGTCTCTTTATTACAAACCCAATGAGGCTGCTGAGCTAAAGAAGATTCAAATGAATCCTGAGAACTTTATCAATAAGTTCGTGGATGAAAGCGGATTGATTAGTGATGCGGTTGGATACCACAAGTCTTTAGCTATCGCAATGAATCCTGAGAAGTTTGCTCAGTTTTTCTACGAGCAGGGTAAGGCGGATGCTGTCGGCAGTCTTGACAAAAAGATTAAGAATATCGACATGTCGGCAAACAGCGCCACTGCAATTAGTGGTAGTAGCGATGGCCCAAAGATTCGTGTTCTGAATCCTGATAGTGGACGTGGTCTTAAAATAAAGGTTCACAATAAATAAAAACTAAAAGGTAATGGCTTTAAATACTACGCCTACGTTTGAGTTACAACCCTCAAGCAAACAGGTTGCTCTGTCAACCAACTACATTACTAACTTCGACTTCTTGAATCAGTATCTTCCTGATACTTATGAGAAGGAGTTCGAGCGCTACGGAAACCGTTCTGTTGCGTCCTTCTTGCGTATGGTGGGTGCTGAGATGCCTTCTATGTCCGACAAAATTGTATGGGCAGAACAGGGCCGCTTGCACACCAAGTACATCAATGTTAATCCTTCAGATGCAGCAGGTTCTGATACTGCTACATTTGTTATTGATGATGCTGAGATTGTTTCAAGTGGAAATAATATTGCTATCCGTGTTGGACAGACTGTGTTGATTAGCAATAATGCCAATACTGCTCAGTTCAACAAAGCTATCGTAACCAATGTTAGCTTGCCAAGAACTTTCACTGTTGCTTTCTATGAGGCTGCAGGTCAGGCATTTGCTTCAGGTGCTACTTGTTCTGTATTCATTTATGGTTCTGAGTTCAAAAAAGGAACTTTAGGAATGGATGGGTCTTTGGAAGCTGAAGATGAAATCTTCGAGAACTCTCCAATCATCTTGAAAGACAAGTATGCTGTGAATGGTTCTGACATGGCTCAAATCGGATGGGTTGAAGTAACTACCGAGAACGGAGCTTCAGGGTATTTGTGGTACTTGAAGTCTGAGCACGAGACTCGTCTTCGTTTTGACGACTACTTAGAGACCTCTATGTTGGAAGCTGTTCCTGCCGTTTCAGGTTCAGGAGCTGCAACTGCAGGTTTCAAAGGTTCTGAAGGGGTATTCTATTCTGTAAGTAACCGTGGTAACGTGTTTGCAGGTTCTCCTTCATCATTGTTAGAATTTGATACAATCGTTAGTCGTCTTGACAAGCAAGGAGCTATCGAAGAGAACGTATTGTTCTTGAATCGTGACTCTAGCTTTAACATTGATGATATGTTGGCTGCTCAAAGTGGTTATGGTTCAGGTGGTACTTCATACGGTTTGTTCGATAACAGCAAGGATATGGCTTTGAATCTTGGATTCACAGGTTTCCGTCGTGGTTATGACTTCTACAAAACCGATTGGAAATACTTGAACGACCCAACCATGCGTGGTGCAGGTTCTGATGCAAGTGGCTATGTAGCTCCATCTATTAACGGACTTCTTGTTCCTGCAGGTTCTACTAACGTGTACGACCAAATCATGGGTAAGAACGCTAAGCGTCCTTTCTTGCACGTTCGTTACCGTGCTTCTGAAGCTGAAGACCGCCGCTACAAGACTTGGATTACAGGTTCTGCAGGTGGTGCAATGAACAGCTCTTTGGATGCTATGGAAGTTAACTTCTTGTCCGAGCGTTGTGTGTGCGTTCTTGGTGCTAACAACTTCGTATTGTTCTCCTAAGAATAACTAACAAGGGTGGGGGCTTGCCCCCACTCTTTTTCTTTTAAAATTTTAAATCATATCAAATGTTACCCGTAGACAAAACCTACAAATTGATTAATGGCTTATCTCCTTTAAGCTATACAATCCCATCTCGTAATACTCGCAGCACTCCGTTGCTTTATTTTGATGAGAAGAATAATGTTAACCGAGCGCTACGTTATGCTCGAAACCAAAAGAGCCCATTCGAGGACGAGCAAGATGGCAACTTCATCTTAGAGCCCGTTGTATTTGAGGATGGCTTTTTATTTGTCTCACGTACAAATCCTGTTCTTCAGCAGTTCTTGCATTACCATCCTTGGAATGGTACTGTATTTGCTGAGATTGATAAGGATAGAGATGCTCAGAAAGAAGTTGAAAATCTTGATTTAGAAGTAGACGCTTTAATCAGAGCTAAGGCATTGACAATGGCTGAGATGGAAACTCTCGCTCGTGTTATCTTTGGTGTAGACCCTGATAAGATGTCTTCTAATGAGTTGAAGCGTGACATTATGTTGTACTCCCGTAGGTCTCCAAAAGATTTCTTGGAAGCCATTAACGATAAGACACTGACAATGCAAGCTGACGTTCACAAGATGTTTACCGCAGGTCTGTTGTCATTTAGAAAGAACAAGTCAGAGGTCTTCTTTAACTTGAAGAACAACAAGAGCAAGATGATTAACGTGCCTTATGGTCACGATGGTTATGATGCCGCTGTACGTTACTTCCAATCTGAAGAAGGCATCGAGAAGTTCAATATGCTGAGCAAAATGTTGAGCGACGACTCTCACGAGTAATTCAATATATCAGTTTTAAGGTGGGGCATTAGCCCCACTTTTTTTTTATGTATCTTTGTAAAAAAGAACGGAATGATTAATTCAGTCAGGAATACAGTTCTTGCGATATTAAACAAGAATAACTACGGATATATTTCGCCATCAGATTTTAACCTGTATGCTAAGCAGGCTCAGTTAGAAATCTTTGAAGATTACTTCTCTGAGTACAATGTGCTTGTCAACAGGGAGAATGCTCGCATGTCAGGCACTGAGTATGCGGACATTAAGAAGGCTATTGAGGAAGCAATGGAGGTATTCTTTGTTATCAATAACCTATCTAACGATGCTGATAACAAGTTCTTTTTGCCATCGCTATTAACCACAGGAGATGATTACTTCATGGTAAATAAGATTCTGTGCTATGATGTGGATGGAGAAGATAGGGTGTATCGTGGCGAAGCGGAGAAGGTTACTCACAGCAAGATTACAATGCTGATTAATTCAACACTAACCGCTCCGACCAAGAACTTCCCTGCTTATTCTCAGGTGAATGATAGCATTTATGTTTACCCAACTACATTTAACGAAGTTGGTGAAGTAGAGTGTCATTACTTTAGATACCCCAAAGACCCTAAATGGACATACGTTTCATTGGGTAGCGGAGCACCAATCTTCAATGCATCTCAGCCTGACTATCAGGACTTTGAGCTTCCATTGGAAGATGAGACTAAGGTGATAGTAAAGATTCTTCAGTACTGCGGTATCTCTATTCGTGAGACTGAGGTTTATCAATTTGCAAAAGTAGAAGAGGGAAATATTCCTCCACAACAATAATAAGATATGGCATATTTATCTCAATATCAATACTATGCCAATGATGGCAACTCACCTGAGGATGCTAATTGGGGGTCGTATCAATATGTTTCATTGACAGATATTGTCAATAACTTTATGTTGATGTACGCTGGTAATCACTCGTTGGTTAATAATGAAGAGCGGTTTAAGATTTTATTTCATGCGAAGCGTGCTATCCAAGAGCTTAACTATGATGCGTTCAAGGAGATTAAAGTTCTTGAGCTCAATGTTGATGATAAGCTTAGATTTGTATTGCCTTCTGATTATGTCAATTGGGTAAGAATCTCTTTGTTTAAAGACGGATGGATTCGTCCGTTGACTGAGAACATTCAGGTAATGAGTGCAAAGGCATATCTTCAGGACAACACGGGTCGTATCCTGTTTGATGAGGATGGTAATATTTTACAGCCTGAGTATTCTAACTTAGACTTTGAGCGAATCAATAAAACTCAGAAGAGTATTTACTTGAACAAGAACAGTCAGTTCGATGGCTTCGAGGGTTACTTCGTAGATGGCAATTGGTACTTTGACTATGCCATTGGTGCACGATTCGGATTGAATACTGAGACGGCCAACTTCAATCCTACGTTTAAGGTTGACAATAAGAAGGGTGTGATTAACTTCAGCTCCGACATGTCGGGTGAGGTATGTATCCTTGAGTATATCTCTGATGGCATGGAGGGCGGCGATGATTCTTTGATTACGGTCAATAAATTATTCGAGTCATTCATCTATGCTTACATCAGATATGAGATTTTGAATAGTAAGCTTGGCGTTCAGGAGTATGTTGTTAGCCGAGCACGAAAAGAAAAGACAGCGTTACTTCGTAATGCAAGAATTAGAATTAGCAATATCAAGGCAGGTCACTTGTTGATGAACTTGCGTGGTAAGGATAAATGGATTAAGTAACTATGGCGAATCTGTCAAGGAATTTTATTGCAGGTAGGATGAATAAATCCCTCGATGAGAGGGTTATCCCAAATGGCGAATACGTTGATGCACTGAATATCAGGATGGGCTCTACGGAGTTGTCTGAGGTTGGTGTGATTGAAAATGCCAAGGGAAATACTCAGCTTACTCAGATTGTGTACAATGGATTCCCATTGTCAGAGAGCGCTATAACCATTGGCACTTTCGCCGATGCGGCAAGAGAGACTATCTATTGGTTTATTCATGATAATAATTGGGGTGATGATGAATCCACTCTTGATTTGATTGTGTCGTTGAATGTGTTGTCAAATGACTTTACATTTCATGTGGTATCAAATAGTGTATTAGCGTTTAATGCTCAGTATCCAATGTTATCAATTGACATGATTGATGACCTGCTGTTCTTTACAGATAACTTCAATCCGCCAAGGTTTATCAATGTAAAAAGGAATTACCCTCAGCCGATTGCAGGTAATGACCAAATTACAGAAGAAGAATTGATGGTGATTAAAAGACCACCTATTACTTCTCCTACGTTCAATCTATTCCAAAGCCCTAGCAAAGATAATTTCTTAGAGGAGCGATTTATTTGCTTTGCTTATAGGTATAGATATGCTGACGGAGAGTTCTCTGCGACATCTCAGTTCAGCGAGCCTGCATTCTTGCCGAAGTCATTTGACTTTAGCTTGAGCAGTTATTTGAATGAAGGCATGATTAATGCATTCAATGCGGTTAATATCATCTATGACTCAGGCGGCCCACTCGTTAAGGGTATTCAGTTGCTATTTAAAGAAGCGGGCGGAAATATCATTCGTGTTATTGAATCATTAGATAAGGCTCAGTTGGGTTTGTCTGATAATACAACTTATACCTATGAGTTTAGTGGTAGCAAGATTTTCACAATCTTGCCTGACTATGAGCTATTGAGACTGTATGATAACGTGCCTGTTAAGGCGGCGGCTCAAACAATCATGAGCAACCGCTTGATGTATGCCAACTATGAGGAGGGGTATGATTTAGTTTATTTTGACTCAGCCAATGAGTACAAGATTAGATTAGATTATGTTGCTTCATTGTCATCATCGCCATTGATTGGTGAGGCTGTTGTTCCAACATTGGAGTCATCTACATATACCATTAACGTAACAACTAATATTGACGATTCAAAGATTGTCATTGATTTGGATGGCATTGCATTGAGTGATGGGAATGTATTAAACATTTTCTTTTCGTTTCAACATTCGGCATTCTCAAATGACGCTGTATTTGGCGAGTCAAACTTAGGAGGGAATGTATCGTTTGAGTTCAGGATGAATAGAAACTACGACTCAGTGTATGACTTGGTTACAAGTGCTGAGTTCCAAAGTGCCATTGGTATCCCATCAAACATTCAGGATGCTCAGGATGCTTGTGATGGGAATACTACAACTGACTCAGTTAACTGCTTAATTGGCGACTTGGTTGGTATTGGAGCAGTAACTACTTGGTATAAATATGCAAGTGGTATTTCTACTCCCAATGAAGGCATTGGTATCAGTGCTTCTGTTGGCAGTACATCATTCTCGCTTCAGATTACTGCGATGCAGTTTGTTGATGACTTAGATACACCAACTCAATTTGAATACGAGTACTACGTGATTACGTCAGCGTCTTGCAATATCGGAACGACATCGTATCCTAAGAGCCTTCACAGCAATCGTAACTACGAGGTGGGCATTATCTATATGGATGAGTTCAATCGTTCGTCTACGGCGCTCGTATCGTCAAGCAACACGGTATATGTTCCGTGCACCAATTCAGATAAGCGCAATCAGATTGTTATTAATATCCCACCTTCTCAAAAGCCACCATATTGGGCGAAGCGATATAAGTTTGCTATCAAGGCTGACCGAGAGGGGTATGAGACCATCTATGTAAACTATGCCATTCAGGATGCTGATGGGTTATTCTACTACTTCTTAGTTGAAGGAGAGAACGCTCGCAAGGTTGTAGAGGGTGATAGGCTTACGGTCAAGACAGATGCTAATGGTATAGTGCAGAAGTGTACTTATGCCACTGTGCTTGAGAAGAAAGCTCAGCTTAGTAACTTTTTAGGCGAGGCAATTACATCGCCTGCGGGAGTGTATATTAAAATTGACGCTAAAGATATTTCAATCAATAGCGGTGGTGTAGTAGAGTTTACAAATGGCAGAGTTAATAGTGGCGGAAGCGGGGTCTTGTCAAATTTCTATCCTTTATTCTATACAGTAAACAGCTTCAATAGCGTATCTTATGATGATTTTATTATTTATTCGGGAGCTGAAATTAAGATAAAGATAGAATCTAAATTTGATTCAAATACACGATGTGGTAATACAGGAAATTTTTCGTCAAAATATTTGCTAGAAAAAACATTTACCTCTTCTCGTCAGTATGCCAATTTTAAAGATTGGTGGGATGGTGACTTTATTTACAATTATTTATTGGCTGATGCAGTACTAGAAAATACTCCATGCTGCAGTGGGTTTACTGTAAATTACAATCCTTCGCTTGGGACTGCAGTAGATATACTTCCTGCAAATTGTGGAGTTAATTTTAAATTTTACAGAGACGGTACTAATAATCAATTAATTCTTCAATACTCAGGGCTTTCTAATAGTAATGCAGTAGCAGACCTCATTAGAAATTCTATGACTATTGAAATTCAAAATGGTCAGAACCTAGTGGTATTTGAGACTGAACCATCTGATACCTTGCCTGATGTGTTCTATGAGTCTGATGAGTCGTATCCTATCACAGACGGATTCCACGTTGGTAATGTACAGACGCAGACATCAAGTCAAGATGCCATCATCAATACAGGATTCTTTAATTGTTACACGTTTGGCAATGGCGTTGAGTCCTACAAGGTGCGGGACTCTATTATTACTAAGTCCTTTGGCTTAGGCAATCGTGTATATACTACCTCGGCGCAGGAGTATAAGCGTGCGTTCCGTTTCGCTGACATCACGTACAGCGGTATCTATAACAATGAATCGAACATCAACAGACTGAATGAGTTTAACTTAGGTCTTCTTAATTTCAAGAACCTTGAGCAATCGTTCGGCCCTATTCGTGTGATTGACTCTCGTCAGACTGACGTATTGGTATTGCAAGAAGACCGCATCTCATACGTCTTGGCAGGAAAGAATATCTTATCTGATGCTGCTGCAGGAGGCGTTGTAGCCTCTGTGCCTGAGGTATTGGGAACGCAAGTCGCTCGAAGCGAGAAGTATGGTATCAGCGATGACGCTCTTACCTATGTTCAGTGGGGTAGTAAGAGATTTTTCTCTGACTCAAAGCGTGGTGCTATCATCATGATGGACGATGCATCTCCTGCTGACATGAGTGGCAAAGAAACTTTGATGCCTGTCTCTGAACTTGGCATGCGCTCTTGGTTCAGGGATTTATTTAACGAGACTCCGAACACATTTAAACTTGGCGGTTTTGACCCATACTTGAATGAGTACGTGTTCACGGCTACTGAAAGACAGAAGCCATCTCAGAATGTTTGCTTTGGCTGTGGTATTACCAAGATGTTCTCTTCTCCAATCACTGACTACTGCGTGCTTGTTGGGCCAACTGTTGGACAGATTACAGTTGCTTATGAGCCGATTGGTGAGGTTGATGAGTTCATTGTTAATGTTGTGTACAATGGCATCACATATACAAGCGGGCCAACTACTACGGCAGGTGAGATTGTTTTTGAAAAGTCATCAATCACTGTTCAGTTCTACGAGATTTCTATTGACCAAGGTAGCGTTCAGTTTACTTCTAGCTGCGTTGATTCTGACGAAGTTAGTATTGTTCAGGTTGTTGTTTCTGATAAGGCAAATGTCAATCAGTTCCTACACGTTCAATATAACTATGAGAGCGGTTCATTTATCTCTCCATTCCAAACAACGTATGTTGAGCTTCAGCCGTTTACGGGTAATGAGAATATTGTTTCTCTTTATGAGGTGAGAGAGCCTGCTCCTGAAGGCAGTGCGGGCGTGCCCAATGATGGTGCTGATGTAAATATCATCATCAATAAGATGGGGTCTGATAACTTCCCGTTGTCGATTTCTGACAAGCTTAGATATTTGCAAAGCGATACATTGCTATCTGATTCTCCTGAGGATATTCAGACATTGCTAGACACATCAACTTCTGTTACGCCAACATTGGTTGGAACTAACAAGAAGATTGGTACGTTTGAGTATGCTAGTGGGTTTGATTATTTGTATTTGGTTTGGGATTTGCGTGGCTACACATCTCACACACTTTGCTACTCTGACGTAAGCGCAAGTGACGCATGCTGTGAATGTACGGTTTGTGGCGATGACCAAACTTGTCCTAAGTTTACAATCCAAGCTCCTGATGAAGAAGCTACATCATTCTACTACACACCTTGTGGTGCAACGATGGTATCGTACAATCTATCTGCGGGAGAAGAAGTAACTTTGTGTTCTGAGACATACCCTGCATTTGCAGAAGGGGATACAGGAACTGTAACATTCGTTCAATGTAATTGCGATTTATAATATGGCACTGAGTACAAATTTTTTTTACGACGGGAATAATCTAGCGTCATCGACAAAACTCTTCATGGACAAGAATGGATTAATCCCTGCGCCTAATGGCTTCTATCAAGAAGGTGGCACTGTTCGTGAGTATGTGGACGGCGCTTTTGTTAGTATTGCTTCATGCGACTGCCCTAATCCTTGTGATTTTATATTTACTACTACCAATACTAATAGCAGTGTGTATGACGCATTGTTACCTGTTGGAACGGGCACGGGTGCTGTTGTTTTTAGGCTAAGTGTTTCGGAAAAGAATGCAGGCATATCTGCTGTTTATGATGGTGTTAATTACAAGAACACATACATACCTAGTAGCATGCTAACAACTCCTAGAGATTTTGTTATATTTGGAGATGCAACGGCCTCTCCTTGCCCTAATCAATTCGCTGATTCTACCTTTACTGATATAAAAGGCTATGTAATGAGCGGAGGAGATTTTACGCTTCAAAATATAATCCCATCCTTGACAGTGTATGCTAATCAAGTGTATAATACGGGATTTCAAATGGGCATGTTGATTATCCCTAAGCCCGATGCATCTCCCTCTACAGTTAACATAAGAATATACGGCCTGTGTCCGTCTTTTGATTTCTTCTTAGATGCCAATTGTGTTGAACAGCCAACTCCAATTGAGGTGTATAGCAGTGATTATTCAACAGTAAGCGCTCTTTGCTTGGCATCTCCATCTGCTCCAACAGTTTTTTACTACATTAAAAGAAACCCATCAGCAGTATCATTTGACAATGGAGATGTATTCTTTGTTGACCAATACTGTCAGACCCCTATGCCTCAGGGGTACTATATCTTTGGAGTTGATGGAGGAAAGAATCAATACATCAATATTGGTAGTAATGGAGTTATTTCGGGAGGCATTCAAACTTGTAAGTAATGGAATACACACTGACATTTAGTGAATCATCAAAAGGGTTTCCATCCTTTTACTCATTCATCCCCGACACTATGGTTGGGATGAACAACTATTTCTATACGTTCAAGGGCGGCAACATCTATCGCCACAATACCAACGAGCTGCATAATAACTTCTACGGGACGCAGTATCCGTCAAGGATTAAGAGCGTGTTCAATGATGTGCCTCTTGAGAATAAGCTATTCAAGACTATCAATCTTGAGGGTGACGCTAGATGGAGCGCTACGCTCATGACTGACATTCAGACCACAGGATACATTGAGTCTGATTGGTTCGAGAAGAAGGAGGGTACATTCTTTGCGTTTGTTCGTAACTCAGGAGAGACACCTGCATTGGCTGACGAGTATGTGCTTCGCTCAGTGAATGGTATTGGTAATGCTGTTGAAGTATCATCAGGACAGGAAATTTATTTTTCAGTGAACCCATTCTTGCCGATTGGAACAATGATAAGCATTGGCGATGCCATCTATGTATTAGAGGATGGGGATACCATGCCTAAGTACGCAGGCATTGTTGATTACATTAGCCCTAATTACGATGAGAATTATTTAAATATCAACACAAGTGGTGGCAGTCCTATTCTTACTCAGACTCCATTTGTTATGTATATCAAAAATGCTGTTGCTGAATCGCATGGCGTTCTTGGACACTACTGCTTGTTTGAGTTGGAGAACAACGACACCAATAAGGTAGAGCTGTTTGCTGCTGAAGCAGAGGTGATGAAAAGCTTCCCATAAAATTCATATCTTTGTGGTAGGATGCAATTAAATATCAGGCCACTTAATTACGAAGATTACGATACTACTCTTGTGGGGTGGTGGAATGATTGGGGTTGGCAGGTCGCTCCAAAGCGTGAGCTGCTGCCTGCTAATGGTATTGGTGGTGTGATGGTATATGATGGCGACGTACCTGTGTGCGCCGCTTTTTTATACACGACCAACTCAGGCATTGCTTGGATTGATTGGATTGTATCAAGCAAGACATATACCAATAAGAAAGGGCGTAAGGAAGCTCTGAATATTTTGGTTGAGTCGTTAACGAATACTGCAAAAAACTTAGGATTTAATATTGTTTACTCATTAAGTAAGAGTATCTTTACACAAAGAGTTTTTGCAGAAAATGGTTACGTGGTAAGTAACACGTATAATGTTGAAATGATAAAAGTATTTTGATATGGCATTAGGAACAGCATTAACTGTGGCATCAGCCGCATCGTCAGCCATCGGAGCAGGTGTGTCTTTTGCACAAGCCTCTCGCAATCGTAAGTTACAATTAGAAGCTGAGCAAGCTGCCGAGGAAGCAATGAAGGGCGCTAAGCGTGAGCTTGAGGTAAACTATTATGACCAACTGTCATTGCCTATGCAGGCGTATGACTTTCAGCGTGACGCTAATCTAGCGGCAGGTGCTCAAGCCATTGAGGCGGGTAGAGAGTCAGAGCGTGGTGGTGTTGGTACTGCAGGAAAAATTCAGATGGCTCAACAAGATGCTCAGCAGAAGTTGGCAGGAACTATGGCCGATGAGTTGATGGGACTTGAGAAGTTGTCAGCAGTTGAGGATTCTCGACTTGCGGGAGAACGTAAGAACTTGCAGTTGGCTGAAGTAGAGGGAGCGCAGAAGGCTGCGGCTAGTGCTCAGGCTTTAGCTAATGCTTCAATGCAAGGAGGTTTTAGCTCATTGAATCAAGGTATTAAATCAGGTATTGATTATCAAAATTTCCAAGATGGGTTATTGGCATTGTATGGAAGGGTTAATAAGCCTGCTGTAATGGCTACTCCTTCTCCATTGAATCCGAATTATCAAGCGCCTCCTGTAATGGGCACTCCATACAATTATTTCAATTTCCTTAATCCTATTCAAACGTCATCTGCACCTGCATCTGCACCTGCACCGTTTCAGCCTGTGAATGTACCTAACTTGATGAATCCTACATACAATCGTAATCAGCAAGGTAACTTTTTAGGATTCCAATTTTAATAAAAAGCAATGGCAGTATTTTATAAATATGTAGAGCGGCAAGTCAGCGACCAAATCAATTGGGCTGACATTTCAAAGTCAATGTCACAGACGTTTGACGCTGAGAGAGATGCTCGTGAGAAGAAGAAGGCTGAGATTGACCAAGCGTCTCTTGAGTATATCGAGAAGCTACAAAGCCAACCGCAGACTGAAAGTGCTGACCTCAATACTCGATTGGGTCAGTTCACTTCTGATGCATCAGCAATGTCAAAGACTATGCTTGATGATTTAAAATCAGGTCGTCTCAATCTAAGGGACTATAGCATCCGTTCTCAGAACTTGAAGAGCGATACCAATCAGGCATTAGACTTGATACAAACGTATGGCAAGAGATACTCTGAGGTAATGAAGGGTATTAAAGATGGGGAATACTCTGCAGCACAAGCTGATTTTATGTCTAGGTTTGAGGGGTTTGCCAATCTCGCAAACAATAGACTTTATGTAGACCCTACATCAGGACGAGTGTATGCTGCTGATGAAGTACTTGACCCTGCAACAGGAATAAAGAAGATGGGCAACAATATTCAGAACGTCTCTGCATTAAAGCAAATGATGGAGCAGGATATCCCTCGTATGAATTTAGATGCAGACCTTAATACAAGAGTCGATAAGCTTGGAGGGTTTATTACTTCAACATTAAAAAGCGGAGGTTTGAATCAGATTGGTAATGAATTAAAGTTTGAGGACGCTACTAAGCAGCAGTACTACGATAAATATCTGAAAGACCTTACAGAAGAGCTTGCAGGAGGAGCTAGCAATCCAAATGCTGTTAGCTTCTTTGTTGATAATATGAAAGTTAGTCCTCCTCAATATGATGAAAAGGGTAATATAGTTAAAGAAGGTCAGCCATATAAAGTGGTATTCTCAGAAGAAGATAGGAAAGGCCCTAATGACATATTGATGAAGCAGGGAGCGGGTGGTGTTTATTTTGCTGAGCCTACAAAAGAGCAAATGAAAGATGCTGAAGAGCATATTAAAATTCAAATGCGTCAGAAGATTAAGCAGGCTACAACAGCAAATGCATTTGTCATTCCTGAGAAGAGTGAAGATAAAATCGAACGTGAGGCAAAAGATAAAGCTCAAAAGGAGAAAGATGTGAAATCTATTAATATGATTTCCAAATTCTATCAAGGAGACCCTACGGGCATGGCAGCTGCTGAGACTTATTTCAAAGGACTTGACCCTAATATTGTTAAGATTGATAAAACAGATAACGGCCTTAATGTCATGATGAAAGATGGTAGGATAATTCCTATTCCAATGGTTGTTAATGGTCGTAGGTTATCAGGTTCAGACTTTATTAAATCAGCTACATTCTTGACAAAGGTTTCAAATGTTGATGAAGCACTTAAGCTTTCAGAATTTGACCCTAAGAAGCCATTTAATTCAGCAACATATTCAGGCGCTGAAACAAGGACTAAAGCTCCTGATTACAATACAGGACTAACGACGACTACTCCTGATGGCAAAATTACTGTAGTTAACCCTGATAGATTGTATAGTGAAACTACTAAAGGTAAAAATAAGATTGAAGGGCGTATAGAATTTGCAGCTCAAGTTCTTAAAAACTTAGGTAATACAATTGATGCCACTCAGATACAGACAAGGAAGGTTGGAGCTATTCCTACTAAGACAGGTGATGTTTCAATAAGTAGCTTAGGAGGTGGTAAATCTGCAGAGGCAACATATATTAAGATTCCTAATTATGGAGACATTATTATCCCTTCACATATCCCTGACGACCAAGCTAAGCAGATTATAAAAACAATTTATCAGAACGTATCTGAAGGGAAGAAGTTTGACCCTGCTGATTTAAGATTGGTATTTCCTGAATATGACAAATACAATAGTTTATTCAAAGGAAGTAATACAGGTAAGTCTGTGCAGAGCGGAGTAGCTACATCAAGTGGTGGTGGTGGTACAGGTGCTAAATTAAATAATTTACAGCAAAAATAATTAATATGAATGAGGCTTTAGATATTTTATTTCAAGATGCAGTATCAACAGGATACAAAGGGACTAAGGATGATTTTAGTAATTTACTAAAGACAAATCCTGAGGCTCGCAAGATTGTATTTGATGATGCTGTATCAACGGGATACAATGGTACGTTTGATGATTTCAATTCTTTAATTGGATTGAATGCTCAACCTGTAGCTGTTCAGCCTGATAAAAAAAAAGTCGCTACGGCATTACCCTCGGCAGCGTCTTCATCGGAGTCTGTTTCGACTAGACCGACAGAGCCGACTATCGCTACGAGAAAGCCTCAGACCACATCGTTTGGTACTTATGGCGTATCGAAGCCTCAGCCACCTACTGCTCCCTTTAAGAAGCCTGTAGCGCCTGAGCCTGAGTCAATCTTAGGGCCTGTCGAGAAAGACATGTCTGTTAGTAGAGAAGTATCAATGCGTCCTACTCAGCCTGCTATGCCAAAGCCTGCAGCGCCTGAGCCTACAAGTGAAGCGAATGATTACTTTACTAAGTCGCTTGATATTATTAAAAGTGATTTCGTAGGATTGGCAGAGGGTGAAGTTGTTCCTAAATTGAACTACACGTTCGGGCAATATGGCTTTAAGTTTAATGAGGCAGGCCCAATGGTTGACCAAGTTGAAGTTGTAGCTCCCGATGGTAAGACTAAAGAGACATTTAGCCTTGATGGGTTTATGTTTACAGATAGTGATAGTACTGAAGCTGCTAGACTTCGTAAGTTCATTAGCGACAATAGACCGAAGAGTGAATTGTTGGCTGCAAAAGAAGGGCAATATACTAAGCCAATCTTAGAAGATAAGCAGATTCAAGAGACCATTATGTCTTTGAATGCTGACACTGACAAGCTGAATAAAGACTTTCAAGAATTTAAAAGGCTAAGTAGTGAACTTGAGGCTAAGGTTAGTAGTGTTGAATCAATGACTCCTCAGCAGAAAGAGCAATTCATTCAAGCATCTAATATTTTAGAAGCTAAGCGATTGGATATAATACGCAGAGAGCAGCAGATTAAGTCTAGGGATAAATCGCTTGAGGCTGAGGTGGGCAAGTATGCTTCCATGAAAGGAGAATCAGGTAATGCTTTTACAGCAACTAGAGATGCGCTTTATGGAATTATAGATGATTTTTACTATGGTGCTATGCGTGGTATTGGAGGATTACAAACCGCCGTTGGATTAGACAACCCTGCTACTAGAGTTCAGTCGAAAGCTTTAGAGGTTATCCCCGATTATAAGGATATAGTAAGAAAGAAATTTGCTTCTGAATCATATAAAGAATATCGAGAGAGCTTACCATGGTTAGCAAATGCAGCTCTTGGGTTAGTAGAGTCAGTTCCTGCAATGATTCCTGTAGTAGGACTTCCTATATCTATTATGCAATACACAGGGCAGAACTATGAGGACTTAGATAAGGCAGATTTAACCGAAGGAGAAAAGAGTGTATATGCCACTGCATTAGCTATACCATCTGCTATATTAGCTAAAATGGGATTTGAAAATGCAATATCAGAAAAGCTTTTAGGTGAACTACTTTTAAAAAGAGCTCTTCCTCGTATTGGAATTAATTTCACTCTTCCACAAATAACTAATATTATTGAGAATGATGTTAAGAACTTAATGGTCAAAGGGTTATTAAGGATTGGTGTTGCGGGAGCTGCTGAATTTGAATCGGGAGCAATCGAAGAAATTATTGATATTGGTGGTAAGAAATTAATTAATGCATTAGAGGAGAAGAAAATTTTCAAAACGCCTGAAAATTTTTTAGAAGGATTAAAGCAAGTCGCTGAGGCAGGTGCTGCAGAGGCTGTAGGTGGTGCTATTATTGGTACTGTTTCAGCAGGAGCAAAGGGATACCAAGAGAATAAGTTTGAGAATCTCCTCGACGACCAAGTGGCGTTGCTTCACCAAATCTCATCTGACCCTACGTTCATTGATGCCTATAAGGTAAAGATTAAACAAGCTGTTGCTGATGGGAAGATAACTGCTGAAGAAGGCCAATCACAGGAGCAATCATTTGATAAGATGGTTGGGCAGTTGCGCTCAATCCCTGATGGCATTTCTCCTGCGGGTCAGAAGGAGGCGCTTCGTCTATTGAAAGAAAGGGACACGCTACAAGCTAAGATTGATGCATCAGACCCTGACTTAGTTGCAAAAGAAAAAGCTCGTGTTGCCGAGATAAAAGAAAAGTTAAACAAAATATCTGAAGATTATGCCGTTCAAGAGTCAGGCACAGCGGAAGGCGTGCTACGCAATGAAGAGCCCCAAGTGGGACTGCAAGAAATGGGAGAAGGAAACGCCGAAGGGCAAGCCGCTCCCCAAGAAACTATTGTCCAAGAAGAAGTAACTGCTGAGCCGTTAGACCAAAAGTCTAACCGATTGCTTGATGCTATTGACACTGCTCGTCAGGCAGGGGCTGATGGCATTGACGCTCTGAATAGCTCACTTGCAAACCTAAGAGGCATTGCATCTGAGCGAGTGAAACAGATTGGCAATAGGATTGATGACTTACAACAGAAGGTTCGTGACTTAACCAAGTCATCTACTGTTCCTTCTGCTACGCTATCCGACTTAGCGGGAACGCAAGTAAACTACAATGGCGAGTCAGGTACATTGAATATATCTGAAGGTGGTGCTGTTACATTTGAAACTCCCAATCAGGTTATTGAGATTGAGAATGCAACGCCAACATCAATGGCTGCTGATTTTAAAATAGAAGCTCCCAAGCCTGCTATTGAGATTACTCCTACTACCGACCGATTCATTGACAACGATAACGTAGTCATTAATAATGTTGAGTATGGCATTCAGGCAGATGACAATGGCAATGTTGTTGGCTTACAGCTAAAGGACGGAAGCAATCAAGTTCTTACCAACCCACAGCTTTTAGTTAAGGCAGAGACCATCAGAAATACTGAGGGCAAGGTTGCTATTACAACTGAGACGACCATTACTCCTGAGGCTCAGTCACAGATTGACGCACTTAATGGTCAGATTGATGCGCTTACAAATGAGCGTAGCAGAATCGAGCAAGCTACTGCTGAGCCTGTTGCTGCTGAAGCTACTCCTACAGAGAAACGATTTGCAGGGAGTGTACTTGCTGCGACTCGTGTTGTAGCTGAGGACTTGGCTAAGCTAGTTGCTATTCTTACTAAGGCCAATAGGAATGTCAAGGTTATCACTGACAAGCAGGCGATGATTGACTTCTTGGTGAGCAAGGGTATTACTCCTGAGCAGGCGGCGCAAGTGAAGGGCTTCCGCTTTGGCGACAAGGTGTATATCAATCCTGACCTAGCGACTGTTGACACTCCGATTCACGAGTTCGCCCACATTTGGGGTGAGCTATGTAAGAAACAGCGCCCTGAGTTGTGGAAGCGAGGCATCTCTTTAATTACAAAGTCAAACTACTACAAGGATTTGTTGGCTAGAATCAAGGCTAACCCTGAGTTGTCAAAGCTGTATGCTACTCCTGATGCCATCAAGGAAGAGGCGTTGATTCAGGCTATTGGTGAGCGTGGTGCTGTCATCTTTGATGATAACAAGTTGCAGTTGTTGTGGAATAATTGGGTTAACGCATTCGATAACTTCGTGAAGAAGCTCTTGGGATTGCCGTTGACTACCGACATCACGAAGATTAAGCTTAGTGAGTTCCTTGACATGGCAGCGACTGAGGTATTGACAGGTAAAGGTACAGGTATCGGTGGTGAGATGACCATTGAGAAGACCAAGGCCGCTAAGAATATTGAGGCGCAGGTTGATTCTTTCAATAATAAATTAAACACAAGGCTTGTAGATAAAACCACTAAGCTATTAGAAGATAAGTTCAGTCCAAACTTTAAAAATACAATTGAAGAGAGGTTGTCAAAGTTTGATGAGCAAATAGCAAATAAAAAATTCCCTTCTGTATTGGAATTTGCTGAATATGTATTGCCGAGAAGTGTATTCAATAAGTATAGTAAGCTTTATGAGCTAGCTGCAAGAAACAATATAACTGTCTCAAATGAGAGATTGCCTTATGGGATGGCTGCTGCTTGGGCATTTAACAGTGTACAGATTAATAAGTACACTTCAAAAAATTACATAGATGATTACAATGAGTTTGCTGAAACTTTAAACCATGAAATAATACATGGATTAATAAGCTATGGGATAAGAGATAATTATGCTTTAAGCAGAGATTTGAATGATATAATGAATCAGGTTTTGGATAAATTTGATTCTGCTTCAGATGAAGTTAAAAACATAATATCGTATATTCAGGATACAAGTAATGAGTTTATTGAGAAGGATATATTAGGAGCAACAAGTGAAGAATTAGATAGTGATAACTACAGACAAACAGGTTCTTTAGAAGAATTAATCACGTATGCTTTCACAAATAAAGAGTTTGCCGATTTCCTAGACTCTATACCTTCATCGAAAAAAATAAATGTAAAAGGAGATTCAATCTTCCAACAACTTAAAAATTTAATTCGTGGGTACATTAATAAGATTGCAGGGAAATCAACTGCTCTTGATGAGATAAATGCTGTTATTGACAATTACTTTGATACATCTTTCAGAGAACAGTATATTGCAGAAGCAAATGAAAAGTATGAATGGGGATTAAAGTTTAAGGGAAATAAAAATATTCTTGATAAATATGATAATGACCCTAGAAAAATTTCTGAAGCATATCATAAAGCGAGACAAGATGGGAGTAATCCTGAATTGGTATCGGTAGTTGAAAATACGTTGGGCAAGGAAGCCTTAAATGAAATTGTTCAGTTTCAAGCACAGCAGTCAGCCAATGACCTTGCAAAGATTATCAAGGACGCTATCAAGGCTAAGCTAACAAAGGCTCAGATTGTTGACATCTTGGTAAAGCGCGGTGGCTTAACAGCTGCCGAGGCTAGCCAAGCGTACAATGACGTAAAGGCAGGCAATGCTGTTGCCGCAACTCCTTCTCCTACCGCACCTACTACTGCTGCGCCTGAACCAAAAGGAACTAAGTTTGCTACACGAATTGCTGATGCAATTGAAAAGATGTCAAATGGCGTGTTTGATAACAGCGTGAAGCAGGCTTTGATTGACAACATTAATGCAGCTCGTACTCAAATCAGACAAGCACTGACAACTGAGAAGGCTCTGCGTAAAGAGCTTATTGATATTCTTAAGCAGATGAGAACAAGCGGTAAGCTATCTCAAACGCAAGCTCTATCTCTATTGCGCTCGTTCGCAAACACTGACATCTATAGTGATGCTTCTATAAATAGATTCGTCAATACAGTCATGAGTGCCATGCAGAATGCAGAAGCAAAGCAGGAAGATTCACGATTGGCATCAGCAGTAAAAGTGGCCTCTAAAAATATCATGAGAAAGATTGGTATGTCTGAGTCGCTAACGCCACTTCTAAAAGCTGTATTCAGTATCAAGCCATCTGCTATCCCTGCATCAGTAAAGGCGAAGTACACTGCGCTTGTAGACATGATGTCTCAGAAGGGTCGTGAGATTCCTTTGGGAGAAATCGGTCAAGTAACAGACATGGCGAATGATGTATTCGATGCAATCCAAGACCAATTCAGAGTGATGTCTCTCAAGAGAGTATTCAAGAAGTTTGAGAACAAAGTGTTTGATAGCAATAATGAACTAGACTTAGACGCTACCATAAATGCTATGATTGACGGTAATATCATCTCAGCGGAGGATGCTGATATCATCAGAAATAATGCCGATGAATTTAAGGCTGAGCTGAAAGATGAAACAGTAGACCCTCAAGAAAGGATTGATTTGATTGATGGCGTAAAATCACAAGCTCGTGCTACCAATGTCGACAACTTGCAAAACAGAATGGAGCGTGATGCGGCGAGAGAACTCATTAAGATGATTAATGAAGGTGGCATTGAAGCGCTTACCAATAACGAGCTTGCAAACTTGTCCATCATATTATCAAATATCAATAACGGAATCTATACTCACTACGCAAATACATTGTCAAATGCGATGAGCTATTATCTATCTGCAAATGGCGTTAAGAGTTTGGTGTTTAATACTAAGCCATTGGCTTTCTCAGCAGCCTACGCCAATATCGTAAAACTATTTACGAAGAGCAAGTCAAAGATTGAAACAATGATAACTCAGAATCCGATTGAGTACTTAGACCAATTGCTAGGAAACTTCGGAGACCCTAAGGTATTTAAAAAGCTGTTCAACAATGTTGCTAAATTATATGCTACCTATAAGTCAAAATACTTAGGCATTGACAGCCGATTGAATAAGGCGTATGACAAGGTATTTAAATCTCATGGGTTTGACATTGAGCTGATGACTGAATCAAATATGAAGATGTATGCATATCTTCTTCAGTTAGAATACATGTCAAACATCGGAGTTAAAGGAGTAAACCCTGCAGCTAAATATATTGATGCTACTATCAAGCAGTTGCGCAAGGATATGAAGAATGCAGAGGCCGACATCTTAGAAAAAATCAAGGATGAATTTGTCATCAATGACCAAGTAGATATTGATAAGCTATACAACTCATTCAATGCCGCAGAAAAAAGTGCGATAAATGAGATTCGAGAAATCAATAATGGCAATTCAGATATGGCATTGTACACATCTGCTGTAATCACAGGTGATAAGTCAAAGACTTATGCTAACTATATCCATCATAATGTTATTGATGATTCTGATAACTCTCGTGAAGGCGGCCTAGCTAATATGATGATGAACAATACGAATCCATCAACAAAGGCTAAGTCATTGATTTCACGTACAGGTGGTGTAAGAGCTTTGAACTTCGACCCATTTGCTGCTACACGTAAGAGCTCTAAGCAAATTCTGATTGATTACTACTTAACAGACCAAGTGAGACGGTCAAGAGGAACTATCAACGCTCTTCGTAATATGGCAATTGAGGAAGGTAAATTCAAAGGGAATACTCAAGAGGCCATTCAAGCGCTTGAACAGGTGCTAAATAAGGCGTTAGAGAATACATTCTTGAATGCATACTTAGAGACAACATTGGCTGATGACGTGTCTACATTTATTCAGAAGACAGGATACCGAGCTATCTTAGGTAGAATACCAAGGGTAATTGGCGAGTTTCTTTCTAACGTATCTGCTATTATTATGGACCCTGTTGCATTTGTAGAGGGCTTGAAATACTCTAAAATACTAATGAGTGATAAAGGCCCTGAGATAATGAAGAACTTAAATGCCAATCAGCAGACAAGGATTTATCCATCAGGAGGTTTGAGTGGTTCATTCGTGGACACTGATGCTATGATGTCACGTACAGGTAAGCGAGGCATTAGCAATAAGTTCTTAAATAAATTATCTCAATTGTGGAACTACACAGGCAAGCCGCTTCAAAATGCTACTGAGACTATTGCTGATAATATGATTTCAGGGCCTGATAAAATTGTTGCTCGCCCTATGTGGTTTGGTAAGTTTGCAACTGAGTTCAAGAAGATTACAGGAGTTGACCCTGACTTTGATAAAATTGCAGCTAACGATGAAGCGTACATGACGCAGTACAAAGAAGCTCTTGAGAATGCAACTGACCAAGCTGACGTTACATCTACTCGCTTAAGCGCTGCTAACAACCCATTCAAGGGTATCTTAAAAAATGCTATCAATCCTAAGCAGGGAATGACTAAGAAGTTGTTCATTCAATTCAACAGCTTCATGACTCAATTCCTTGTCTATGATTTTAATGCAGCTCGCACTGCTGTGTATGCTTTGGCAGGCAAAGGAACTATTAGCAAAACTCAAGCAACTATGCTTTTAAGTGGTATTGTACTTCGTATGATGACATATCAAATTATTATGAATCAGATGAACTCATTGATAGGCAATCTATTTAAGGATGAGGATGATGAAGAAGAAAATGAAAAATCATTCACAGACCAATTGACTCAGGCGGCAGCTGGTACATTGGCATCATTTGCGTTTGGCAGAAACTTTGGTAATACCACTAGAACACTCGTTAACTATGGTGTAGAAAAGGTGAATGAGAAATACTTTGACTTCCTAAGAGAAGGTGAGTATGACCCCTATACCGATAAGCTAGTGTACTCACCAATCCAAGATGGGAAAATTAATGGACTTGATGATGTTGCTATCGCTCTGTCAGGGCCTCTATCTCCTACATTAAAAACAGCAAAGCTTGCATTCAGAGCATTTGGTAAGGAAAAGAAAGAGGAAGATGCCATTAAGAGGCAAGAGCTTGAGAAGGCTAGGGTCTTCCTTGAGACAGGTGGTAACGCAGGGTTAGTCCCATTCTATGGTGACATAAGAGCTGTCTTTAACTCATACATCTACAAGGACTTGAAAAATAAAATCAAGAGCATGGGTGCAAGTGAAGGAGTTAGCCGAGAGTTCTTGAAGAGATACTTTCCTGCTCAATATGAATCATTGTATGGAGAGCAAGGGTCTATAACACAAGCTGAAGCCCCTATGAAAGCTGCTCAGAAAGAAATTGATTCTCTTGTTCAGAAAATCACTGATGAAGCAATGGGATATGTTGAGCCATCAGAAGAAGAAAAGAAAGAGAAGGAAAGGCAAAAGAGAGCAGAGAATAAAGCTAAGAAGGCGAGTGGTCAATAACGAATGTATCGAAGTCCCTTCTGCTTATCGAAGTAACACATCATCTCAAGGTCGTTTGCAGCTCCAACACGGGGCTGCATTCCGCCGTACTTGACAACTCCTTCGAGCTCTTCTACTTTGCCATAGATGATACCATCTTCACAGGCCCAAATAATCATGGGGTTGTGGCGCTTGGCCATAAGGTTAGCAACCTTCTTCACAGCAACAGGTAAAGGGTAGGCGTTTCGCATTGTGCGATTCCTACCCTTCACTTCAACGTATGCTAGTGGAATATTATTATCGTCAACAATCTTAAAGTCAATGTCCATTGCACCTAGCTTGACAGCTTTGCCGCCGAATACCTTGGTGTATAGTTCAATTGCTTTGAGTTCTCGCAGCCTGTCCTGCTCAGTCTCGAAAATCATCGTCGATATTTTTAAGTAAGTACCGAAGCTCTTCCATAAGTTCAAATGCCTTGTCCTTAGCAATGTCTATCTCATTGTCGCAGACGTGCTCGTAAATGCTAGTGACAATGTCATGCATATCTGAGGTAATGAAACCTATCTCTTTAGCTTTTGCGGCTCTACTCATAAGCTGAATCTGCGTGCCGTCTGTATCATCTTCTTAACAAAGAAATCTTTCTCATTATTTGGGACATTTGTCTCAATCTCTGTAAGAAGCTCTTCGTATTTTCGTCCGATTGCAACGGTGGCTTTGTTCTTCTCCTTCCACAAAGATAAGAGTTTAATTTCCTCTTGCAATAGTAAGATGGTATTTTTTAGTTGCTTATTCTCAGCCTGTTCCATATCCTGAATGGGAGTGTGGAATGCAGTAGAAACTATCTCGAACTTTTTCCTAACATTCTTATCCATATTTATGTACGATTCAATCGCACCTAAATGGTATATGATTGTGGTGTGGTCGTATCCCATCTTGTCACCAATCTGCTTAAGCGTGTGACCGCTAGAGCGAAGGAGAAGTGAGCACATCATCTTGGCTTCAGAGACTAGCCGCTCTCTTGTGCGGCGAGTGATGTCTGCGCCAAGGGTTGTCTTGCAGATAAATACTAATCTATCGTATTGATAATCAATGTCCTCTAAATACTTCAGTTCTAATTCCATGTTCATTTAATTCTTTAATTCTAAACTCTTGTAACTTTGATAGCTTACCATCGGGTCGCTTCACTTCGCAGAATAGCACGTTGCTATCTCTTGGTATTGCGAGCAGGTCAGGGATGCCATTCTTATTTGTCCTAACGAGTTTGATAACGTAGTAACCCTGCGCCTCAAGCTCTTTGATTCTCTTTGATTGTATCTGCTGCTCAGTCATTTATAAAACAATAGATTCCAAATAAAATAAATCCTGCCAACATAAAGTAATACAATGTTACTACTAATGCAACAAAGTATTTTGGCCTTTCTTCAACTAAATCAAATGACTTGATGAATAATGATGTAGAGACAAGTATTGCTACTACTATAAATATTACGATTGAAATTTCACTTTTCATAAAAGTTCTTTTTGAAGTGAGCTAAGGTAAAGTCCTTCTTCTTCCTTACAGTTTTGTATATCTCATGCTCAATACCGTCCTTTGAGAATACCCAATAGACATTGTTCTCAAGGCGTTCCTTGGTGGTCATCCTATCTCTTGACTGCCAATAGCTTGTAGCACTGAAGTCAATGTTGTAGTACACCAATGCCTCGGCATTACGAAGAGAGATTCCTTCTCGGCCGCTGACAATCTGAAGGGCGATGACACGCTTGCCTGCATCAAATTCAGTAAGGTCGTCCGTCATCTCGTCACCGAATACCGCCTTCAATGCTTTGTACTCTTCCTTAAATTTGTAGAAGATACCAATGCGCTTGCCTGCGAAGTGGTCTTTGATGAAGTCAGCCTTGGTGGTATCAATAACCATTGAGTCGCCGCTCTCAAACTTAATTGTGCCTGAGTACAATTGGTGCAGCTTAGACATCAGCTTAACGGGCGTGTCTGCCAAGATGGTATTCACTGCTCCCTCAATAACCAAGTCCTTCTTCAGCCTGTCAATCAGCTTGTACGTTGATGGCTTCAGCTCTACCTCAAGCACGTGCTCCTCAATCTCTACGTTGAAGCCTGCTTCGCTCTGCGTGTAGTTGATGGTGTATGGAGACATTGCGTCAATGATGTCCTTCTTACCATTGCTGTAGTCATTAATGAACATACCATTGATGCGCTTCTGTCCTACGTTCACGTAGTCGTGGCAGAACTTGTAGAAGTTAATGTACTTGGCGAATGGGTTGTTAGGGATACCATACACTTGATGGTACATCTGAGAGTACGACTCAGGCGTTGGCGTTCCCGACATGAGGATAACGTATGGTACGTTTCGAGCGATGACATTCTTCACGGCGATGGCTCTATTGCTTGGCTTAGCAAATGCACCGAGTGAGTGCGCCTCGTCAACCACAATAGCGTCCCACTTCTTGTTATGCTCTACCAAATGCAACGATTCGTAGTTGATAACCGTTAAGTCAAAGCTTGGGTTAAGTAAGTGGTAATCATTGGTGATGCTGCCCATGGCTTTCTTCTTGGTGATGAACAGCACGTTCTCAACGGGCAGCTCATCCAAGATGCCTAAGCTAGTAAGCGTCTTACCTGTCCTTACCTCCATCGCTAGATAGATGAACCGATGAATGTTCATGATGGCTACACCCTTAGCGATGATATGCTCTTGGTAATCTCTGAACTCGACTGAATTGTATTTCTTTCCCATCTCGTTTTCGTATAGTTGTTTGTAATGCTCGTAGCTTCTCTCAATTGAATCATTGATTAATGCGGAGCTCTTGTATTTATTGGATACGACACCCTTATCGTCAGCCTTGGACGACGTGATAATCTTGCGCAGGGTGTCGCAGTACTCAACCATCATCTTGTTGGAGTACATCGGCCTGCGTTCGATGATTTTCATGGCTCGATGTTGTGTCCTAGATGGATGAGAATATCTTTGATGAGCTTCAGCTTATCGCCTGTGTACTCAAAGTCTTTGTCATTAACCCGAATGACTGTGTGATACTTGGCTACCATCCCGCTTTGGCATAGTTCCTTCCTCTTGTGTATCTTTACTCTTTTGGTACTCATGTAATATTTTTAATTCTTCCAATTTAATTTTAGCGCAATCCAAAGAGTCCTTAGCATCAGCGAAGTCTTCGTCGGTATATCTATTACCAACCTTGCTGAAGTAATGATTCTTCTTCCAATCGGTCATGAACTTGAGATTGTTCTCAAGCTTAGCGACTGTCTTCTCTGCTTTTTTAATCTGCTCAGTCATCTGACATCTCAGTTACCCAATCAGCAATTACTTCATTGATGAGTTCCATCTCGTAATGAGTTGGTTCATACTCACGCTTGTTTACTTCGATTGCAGTTTGCTCCCAACCATCGACACCCTGTTCCATAAGAACAAAGATGTCGTGGTCTTCAGCTTCTACTTTTACCCAATACTTTTTGAGGTTCATATCTCAGTGATTATAGGCTTGTTACAAAGGTGGCATTCAATAGTCGCTCCGTAGTGGTCGAACACTGGGTATTCGCATTCACACATGGGAACTTGTTCGTCTAGTAGGTCGATGATTCCACGCAGTTCAGCGCAGAACTCATACATTTCTTTCTCTTCAAAGTAAGACAGCACTCGGTTTATTTGGTAGGTGTCAACTTCTCCGCCAACCTCATGACCAAATACCCCCATGCCTGACTCCATTACCTCAGTAATGGTACTGCGTGATGTCATTACATTGAATGAGTTCATCATGGCAATGTGCCTAATCGTTTCGTTCTTCATAGCTTGACATTAAAACTTTAAGATACACCGCAAAATCCAATGCCTCTTCATAAGCGTGTTGCATCCATTGTTTATTACTTAGGTTAGCCTTGTCAACAGTTGTGCCATATTTTTCAAAGCCCATTGCTTCTCGTTCAACGAGGTCAGAGATAATCTGCCGATAGGTTTGACCCATTGGGTATTCTTCTTTGAACTCATCAATGATTTCACGGGCGGCACTAGCCTTGGCTAACCCTGAGTGGGGGAGTGTACCCCCTTGCTCTTTGTACTCAGTGAACTCTTTAACCCACTTCGATACCTTGCTCTGAGCTATCGCTATCAGCTGTGCTTTGTTCGTATTCATTGTATTTATCTCTTATGTTTTGAATCATCATTGGATACGAAGCAATCACTGCGGGTGAGTCTTTTACTAATGACTCGGTGATAGCGTCAATTGATTGGCTCATGTGCATCATCAGCTCTTCGTCACGTCCGTATAGGTCTGTGATGGTGTTGTTGATGTCAGCAATCATTGCCTGTTGCAATGTATTGGCCATGCTCTTTACTCGGTGTCTATAGAATGGCGTACCCTTCAGGTCATCAATCGCTTCAATCAAAGCTTGCGATAAGATGTGCATCCTGAAAATGGCTAGGTCGATTTGTTCTCTCGTCATAGTTCACAAATTTATAACAATCATTCTTCTCCTGCAACTTTTCTTTTCAAAATGTTGACGGGTTCACGTCCTTGTGAGATGAGTGTTCTGTCGATTGACAGGGCTGCATCTCTCTCAGTCTTATGAAGCTGAGTGAATGACTTGCCGTTAATCAGGATAGAAGATTGGTAGTATGGCATGCCATTCTTCTTGACTAGGTAAACATTTTTGTATTGAGTCTTCATAATTCTAGTTTAAAGATATTGAACTTGGTATCCCACGGCTCGACTAAGTTTGGCGTTCCGTAGTTGTGGTATTCAATTGAGCCGAGGTATGGTGTTACGCAGTAGTCTTCATGTACCTTTACGAATCCCAAGGTAGTAGCCTGACCTTTGTCAACACCACACCAATCATTCAACTTCTCAATGACATCATCAAAGGTGTGCCCCCAAGCGATTGGCTCACCATCTTCTTTATCTACTGCAATAAATACATTCATTTGTTTGGATTTAATTTAGCGTACAAAATCTTACCCGAAAATTTATGTTGGGTAATAGTTTTAAATTCTACTTCAGGTGCTGAAAGAACACGAGCTTCAAAGTTATCAAACCTCTCATTCATCTCAGCAAAAAGGTTGAGGTCATCAGGGTGTAGAGGTAGCCATTCATTAGCTTCATTCAATACACCCCACCCCCATTCCTCATGTAGGTTTATTGTTCCTTTCATCTTATTCTGATTTAAATGTTTCGTTGTAGTATTGTTCAAATGATTCCCACTTAGTTTTGCCTCCACTTTCCATATAATGAGCACCTTCTTTCCACCACTCTTCAGCTGTTTTATCATGCTGCTCATTCTCCATTGCTTTGGCTTGTTCAAGTAAATTAAATTGCACTGTACTCATTTGGCTAACTTCATTCAATACTCTTTGCCAATCCTTAGATTGTTTCAATTTGCTAATTAACCATTCTACTGCTGTCTGTTGTTTCATATTATTCTGATTTAAAAGTTTCATTGTAGTATCTCTCTGACCCAATTACATATTCATCAGAGAGACCAAATTTGTAAGCATCTTTTATCTGCTCTTCAAACATATCTTTGGCTTGTTCAAATAATCCAATCGTCTGCATCACCTGTTCGTGTGTTAAGATTGTATTGACCAAAGACCATTGTAACCACTCGACTACTGTTTCTTTTTTCATTTAGTTTTTTTCGCTAATCACTTCAACAATATTCCATACGAACAATGTAAGTCCGCAGGCAATCCAAACCCAATGGCGAAATCCATAGTGCAACATTGGTTCATGTCTACCATGTGGGCCATATTGGCAACCATGTGTTACATAGTGGCCATTCTTCAGCATCTCAGCATCAATGGTCGCGCCTTGACAAACCCAATCCCCAAATAAATCGTGGTTAAGTTCAGGGATGAATGACATCAAGAACACAATCAAAAACCCTAAAACAATTCTTCCTTTGCTTTTCATCTCAATATGTTTTGCCGTGAAGGCGTGGACGACTACGGTTGTAGTTCAGCTTGGCATTGATATGGAAGTTGATGTCGATACCCAAACCACCACTCATGTCAAGCAAGCGAATGATAGCGTCAGCAATCTCATCCTCAAAGGTGTCCTTGACATTCTCTCTGAATGCGATGCTCTCATCTGACTCATCGAACCCTGCCGTAGCAATGAACTTATAGTCATCAAGCTTAGCACTCTTGCCCTTGCGATGTGCCTCAATGGCTTCACCCAATTCGCTAACAACTAACATAAGCATCTCGCCTACGTTGCGCTCGCTATCCCAAAATCCCTTGGCTGCATTATCCAAGTAAATCATCTTGGCCGACTCCGTCAGACCCGTTACAATTTGTTTCATCTTTAAAATTTATTAAGTAATTACATTTCTCTCCGTCGAACGGGGTGCTATCAAAGAACCCCGTCGCTTTCTCAATCGGCCCTTGAAACCGATAGCAGTTGTGCCTGAATGGACAGCCCACACCAAAGCACATCGTCATCTTATCTGTTGTCATTGCTGTATTAGCGTAATAAAACTGCGTCAATAAACTAGTTAGCGGTCATTGCCTGACAGCCTCTCGTCTATGAAATGTTTTACTACTGTATCAATACCAACTCCTAATTGATTGGCAATACCTCGTTCATAAAGAAAATCGTAAAACATTTCTAATTTAGTTTCCAATGGCAACGAACAGCTAACAAGTGGTTGTTGCAATGGCTGGTTTTGTTCTTCGTTTGACATTTTATCGTTTATTTTAAGTTGGTAATTCTATTCAAGTTTGGTGGTAAATTGTCGCCACTGACAACAACCACCGATACGTTATAAATAATAAAACTAAAATTATGAATTTTTTAATTCATTCAGTCTTATTATAGCAGTTTCATGACTATTCCACCTTTCATAAAATGATTCAAACATTCCAAACCATCTTACATAAATCATGTGATATATTTTGCCACACATCATTTCTTGTTTAATAAAGTATTTTTTCATATTGTATAATTTTAGTTTTACATATTTATAACAAATCATAAACAACATTAAAACGATTGTTTATTATCGGACGTTATAGCTCCATCTCTGTTTGCTTGTCGACCAACTTCTTCCATCGTATCCAACGGCCGATGCTGTCACGCCCCTCCTCGGCAGGGATGCCGTGCTTGAAGATGGCATACGACTGCAACCATTTGTAGAACTTAGTCCTGCTGATGGTCATCCTAGCCTTCGGGCCGTAGTCAGGGTACTCGTCAATGAATGAATTGTACAAGTCCATCTTGTAGATAATCCCCTCCATCGCTAGCTCCCTGTTCTTCTCCATGCCCTCAACCAAACCACACCACTCGATAAACTCATGGCATGTCTCAGCGCTAAGCTGTCTCACATTAAGATTAACGAACCTGCTCTTAACTAAGCCCGTGTTCAAGTAACCCTGCAAACAACCAATCATGTAGTTGTCAAACTCACACCAATCGTCATCGTTCCAATCGCTGAACAGCAACTTACCGAACTCATCAAGCGGAGTGAACGTCTTGCTATAATACTGATGAAGCTCAAGCTCCCATTTACGGCGGGCAAATGAATTGCCGCTACCCCTGATGGCGTAGTTCGTAGTGATGGCAATCTTAGGAGACTTACTGAATGGTATCTTGATGGCATCCTTGTTCTTCTTCTCAAGCGTCAAGCCCTCCGTTACTACGCTGAACAAACGCTCGAAGTCAAAGTGTCTCTTCACGTCGTCAAAGCAAAGTATCTGAGTGTCTGCCGACACAAGCTGATACGCAAAGCTACGCTCAAAAGCGAATGACTTACCATCAATCACCACTAATTTTTTCATCTGAGACAAGGCATTCATAAAAATCCCCTTGCCTGTACCACCCTCAGGGTTGTCACTTATCACCTCGTCGTTCAAGATAACGGCAGGGCAGAACGATAAGTTCTTATGAGCGTGAAGCATATAACCTATCGTGCTCTCCATGGAACGGACACGCTGCTCGTCATTACCGCAGATGTTCCATACAAAGCGTCGGTAGTCACACGCCTCAGTCCAACCACACATCGTGAAGTTGCGGTCAATCACGTGGTCTTTCCAAACGTAACCGCCCAAGTCCAAGTAGTCAATCGGTATAATCTCTGATGCGGTTATCTTCACCGCACAATTGCGGTAATAAAGATAGGCCGCCTCCTTGCTGTCCTCAATGAAGTAGATGTCAACGGTTGACAACAGCGACAAGAACTCTTCCTTGAAGAATCTCGTTTGGTCAGCGAAGTAATTATACACCGACATATCGCCAAGCTCAAGCAAGTAGTCAAGCACGTAGTCCTTTATCTCCTTCTCGCTCGTGTGGTCAATCAAGTTGTTCGTCACCTTGACAAACACGTAGTTCTTGCTACCCTCAGGGCAGTACTTGTAAAAGCCATTGTCCTCTAAGAACTGCTTGAACAGCACGTGGACAATCTTGATAGCACCCTTGTCGTTCTTCGACCAAAAGACCTGCTTGGCATTTTCATCCTCAATCCTGTCAATCACAGCCTCCGCTGTCTCGTGGTCTAACGCCTGCTCCATGAGTAACGACTTAACCTCAGCACGGGATGAGCCACGTCTTAATTTCAGCCGAGCTTGATTTAAGCGCTCCTCGTCCTCGTAGTAACGACTTCCATGCGAAGCGGTGTCTTGGTATGCCGAGTCAATCGTTCGTCCAATCTCGGTCAAATTAAAGCCTCCATCGGCGTAGCTGCCTAGCACGTAAGAGGCAAGGCTCTTGTTGATACCAAAGTCATTGAACGCACGAGCTAAGATGTAGCAGTTGTGGTTGCGCTGTCCTTCGACCATTGGATACTTCTTCTCCCACCACTTGATAAGAATCTCAACAATCTTATTCTCGTCCGTGATAGGGATGGTTGGCCTGTCTCTGTATCTGCTCTTCTCTTGGTACTCAGTCTCGTCAATCTGTGTCCATACCGAAGCGGTAGGGTTGACGTAGATGAGCGGGTCATACGATTCGTAGCAAACACGTGACAAGTTCTTGCTCGTCTTGTCAAAGTACTGCGAGTTGAAGTGCTTCTCAAGTGAGTTGAAATAGTTCACGTGGTTGTCAGCATCGGCAGGTACTTTAACCAATACCTTCAAGCCATTGCCCGATGGCGATACGAAGACCGAGTAAACAAACTTGTTCTTCGATAGACGCTCCTTCTCCTGAAGCATCTCTTTCTGCTTGGCATAGCCATCAAAGTCCAAACAGATTAGTCCGCTATGCTCAATCAAAGATGAGTCAGCACGTTTATTAAAAGTCCCGCTGAAACAAATAGCAGGTAACTGCTTCTTCAGTTCATTGCGGTCTGTCTTATCCTTCTCGTTGCGGATTCGTAATACCAAATCCTTTGACGTACCATTGCGGATACGGTCGAAGATAACTGTAACGTCCCTAAAGAACGGTGCATCAGTATCTTTTATGCTCTTGAATATCGTAACCATAATTAATTGTGTCGACTTGTGTCGATTTTGATTGCTGAATGTCGATTTTTATGTCGATAATTTTTTGTAACTAACTGAGTATTAATACTAGTGTCGATAATGTCGATTTTAAGTTCAATTTCTAGTGGGAAAAAATAATAAGAGTAATAAATAATAGAGAGAGAGTAAGGGAAACCATAAAATTGACACACGACATGGGATAAAAAGAGGGTGCAAGCACCCTCTCCTAACAACCTATGTGATTTGAGATTAAAATCCCAAGTCATCTTCTTGAACTGCCTTACGTGGACTCTCGTTGGTGGCATTACCTTTTGGCTCGTACTCGTCAAGCTCAAGGTAAGGGTTGCCACTACGGCCATACTTGGCATCAAGGTTAACCCATCCGTTCTTGGCATGCTTCTTCAAGAAAGCAATGGCATCTTCTACCTTGATAGAGATACGGCCAATAACAAATTCAGGTGCGTCTTCACGACGCTTGAAGGAAAATCCTTCAGCAAAAGTTCTCTCTTTGCTCATAATAAAAAAGTTTAAAGTGTTTCGTTAATGTAAAAATTTTCAATGTCCTCCGTTTTGTTCGGGCCGAAGAACCGATTCCATACCTCAATGGCTTGCTCGACTTTCTCCTCACCCCTACGGATGAACTCATCTGTTGGCGTATAGACACCGAGCTGAGCTGTGCCCTTGTCAATGACATAGAACACAAGAGGCTTGCCGAATAGCTGTTGGTAGATGTACGCCTGCGAGTCGTAGCCGTAGCCGTTGGCTGAGTACCTGAACTTCTTTATGTCGCTCGTGGTCTTCAAGTCGATGATACTATCATGAGTTAATATGTCGGACTTGCCCTTGAATGGCATGCCCTTAATCTCCCCAATCATTGGCTCTTCAAACTTGTTACCCTCTCGGTACAGCTCATCGTAGAAGATGATGTTGCCCTTGATGGTACTAACCAACATCTCAATGTGCTCCTTCTCAGACTTGAGCAAGGCTACCTCTAAGTAATTCTCAGCGAGATAGTCCTTGTACTTATTGGTCAGGCGGGATGATGCGTCAACGAATGGCACATGCTCCGCCTTCTCAGGCTCAAGAAGAAGCTGATGGAAGTAGCGACCCTCAGCGAAGTTCTTATTGTCATCTCTCGAAACCCCATACATCTTGGGGTTTGAGAGAAGAACACCGATGTCAGAGTTCGACATGTACTGTTTGCCGACACCTGAGTAGTACTCGAAGTCATCACGTAGCTTGGTGATTACCTCTTGGCTCATGATTCAACCGCTTGCTTGATGGCATCCTTAACTTCAGGAGTCATGCTGTACTTGCGTACCAACTGCTGACCAATCTTGGCTAGGCCGAGGCTCTTGTTAGCGGCGATGTACTTGAGCACCTTGTCCCAATTCTCGTCGCCTACGTTCAGCTCAATGTGAGCGGCAGGTACAGCTTTGGCCTCAGCCTTAGCGGTCTTGTCTGCGCTGTCCATCAAGTCCTCTCCTGTCCAAAGCGATAGCCCTAAGCCATGCATGGCGATAGCCTTCGCTGTCGAGCGTTGGATGGTCTTGTTCACATCGAACGATGTCACCTTCTCTACGTCGATAGGATAGTTCTTGTGGTTCATGATTGGCAGATAGTCAATGTGTTCAATACCACCGACGGTGATACCCACTTTCACCCAACAGCTGCGACCATCGGAGAAGTAATTCCAACCCGTTGCAGGGTCTTCATACACACGACGGGTAGCGTCAGGGTAATTAGACAATAGCTCAGCCCATGCATAAGCCCATGATAGGTAGTCGAGACCACCCTTCTTCTCAACTTTGTCACGAACATTCAGTCCGTATAGCGTTGAGAAAACACTTGATTTGTTTGACATATAATTGAATTTAAATGTTTGTAGTCAGGACAGGACTCGAACCTGTATGAGATACCTTTCTCATTATCTACTCATCCATTTAGCTCGGGGTTTTCGAACTTTTTACTGATGAGCAATTCAGCGTCTACCAATTCCGCCACCTGACTATGTATTTATAATAACCTAGACCAAATCTTAATTACCATATCTCTTTTTGGAGATGCCTGTAGTTTTGTCCATCTATCAATCCATATTTTGATTTCTTCTTTATTCATAACTTTTATTTTAGCAGAGGAAACAGGACTCGAACCTGTAAGAAGGACTTATTTTCTTTTGCCTCTAACCCATTGGGTATAGCGTTTAGCCGTTCCGCCATTCCTCTATTTACACCCGACTTTAGCTTGGTGTTATGTGTTAGCATGAGAGCCATCTAACACAGCTACTTGCAATCACGTCTAGCTCATGTGCAAGGGACTCTTCACTTTGCGCATCGTTGAGAGGCTTGAAGGTACAATGTCTTTAATCAACTACAATCCAATCTTCAGCAAGCACATCTGTTTGAGAGGCTAACCAAGGGACAACATTCCCTTGTGCTGTTTTCATTGCAATGTATGCACCATATTCTACAAGCCCATCTTCATCAGCAATTGACTTGCCAATTAGTGTAGTGTAGGGATACTTGTTTGCAGGAACATAATAAAGGAACATGCCTTTACCATTCCATCCTTCACGGCATACTTTCTTGCCATCTTTCAAAGCCTCAATGGCTTGACCAAAATTTAAGTTGTTCATAATTTTATTTGATTAAATGTAAACGCTTAGCTCCATATCTTCGACGTACTCCCTTAGGTCACGGTCATCATGCAGAGCGTTCTGAACTTTGTCAATGCCATTCCTAATCGCAGGATAGCGGATGTCTCTGCCCCTCTCCTTCATCAGTCGCATGATTTCATTGATGATGATACCACGCTTGTAACTGAGGTAGAATAATACTTGGCGTGCAGTGACGATGTTATACTCACGACTCGTTGAGAATAAATCCTCTCGACTAACTCGATAGGTATTGCATACTTTATCCACATATTTGTCAAAGATAATGTGCTTCATCTGTTCTTACAATAGTTCGTTAAACATAATTTTTTCCACCACTCTTAAGTGACTTGTTTCCACAATCGTATTCATCTCGTCAGACTCTTTGGCATCTTGCAACTCAATGAAATACAGACTGCTATCAATCACCTGAACAACAAAGTTATAAAGGTAATACACAACATCGGTGCAATTGTCCTTTAATTTTGCTGACTTATTAACATTTGTTAAGTAACTATCCCGTGACATGAACATGCCGAGGTTAGAGAACTCACTGAGGGACAAACTATTTTTATCCACAATCTGTTGCAACTTCTGAATGCGTTGCTTGTTTGGATTCTGTCGAAGCTTCTCCAACAAAATCTCGTCTTTAATTTCTTTCATCGTTTTATTATGTAATGTAAAAATGACAACAGCGTTAGTATAAAAAATAAACCAACGCCTAATAATGTAATCAACTGCATAAGCGTGGTGATGTTTGCGGATAGTCGCCCGATAAAGTTAAAGGAAACATAACCCGCAAACAACCACACCAAAAACCAAAACAATTTTCTCATACAGTCCTGAACACCGTCAGACCGCTCAGCTCATCACCAATTGTCCTGATGATATACACCGCCTGAGCAGCCTTCTCAAGGTTACCCTTGTCCAACTCCTGCCAATGCAATGTCTGAGCTTTCGCTAATCTCCTGTTCAACATAGCCAAACGACTTCTGTCTTTGATGTTCGGCTTCGGCAAGTCATACGGCTTACTCTGCGTATTTTCTAACCACTCTATCAAGTCTCTCATACTCTCTTCCTTTAGTGTCAACAATGGTAACACGGATATACTTCGTAACATTGTGGTCTTTGTCAATGATACTGACACGCTCCGTACTTACGTGTCGGTTGTAGAATGCAGCCAACACATGCATCTGCTGTGGTGTCTTGTCAGTCAAGAACGAATCACCATCGTCCATGCGCTCTAACATTCTCGTCTCATACGTGCGAGCACCAACCCGCTCCATACTTCTTTCTCTTCTTCTTCTCATAGCTTGTTCTGTTTAATGAATTGTTTAACAATTGGCATACGCTCAGGTTGTCGTGATACCCCTGCATACTTGCAGAAAGAATAGATGATGTCCCTCGGTGTTGATACATCACACATCACAGGCTCAGGCTCAGCAACAACAATAGCATCTCCATCAACATAAGGGATGCGCTCGTTGATAAGGTTAGCCATAGCCACATGGTCTATTACAGTAGACATTCTGTGCCACTCGTCGACGTTGAAGTACTGCGTGTTGGTTGACCACCGAACACAAAGGAACAATGACTTGACCGTCTCGTCACCAACAGGTGTACTCAGTACACCATCAAAGTATTTACGGGCAGTCGGGTTAATCATCAATCTGAAATCAATGTATCGCATAGAAATTTATTTATCCACATAGAACTTTCGGGGGTAGCGCAGATACCACTCGCCTTTGCAAACTCATACACCACATTCACCGTGTCTGCATACGGCTTCAACTTCTCCAACATCTCAGCAAGCTCCCTCTGCTCCTCTTCCTTCTTGGCCTGCGAGTCGCTGAAGTAACCATTGTAAATGTCAATCACCTCTTGCGAACTTGAAGCGTTGTAGAAGCTTCTCCAAAGCGAGCGACCACCCTCAGCGTGGTCCCAATCGCAATCGTTGACGTAGTCGTCCCACTCCTCCCACTCATCCTCAGGCTCGTAGCTATCTGAGTGAGGAGACCTATCAAGTTGGTCAACAAACCACGTGCGTATGTCACGTGGCAGGTCATCAAATATGTATTGTGCAATCATATCTTATAGTCTTTTAAGAATCGTTTAACCATTGAATTAATCTTGGGCTGTCGTGAGATGCCCGCATACTTGGCAAATGCCAACACCGTCTCTCGTACATTGGTGCTGTCAAATACCATCACCTCTTCCTCAGGCGTGTCGTCAGGCTCATTCGCAAAGAACTCATTAGCGAAGTGTCTGTTGATGGCATCGAACGAATCACCCTCAATGCGCAATTCTGCGCACGTCGTAGCAGCAAACGTACTGAGCTTGCGTCCGTCAAGGATAACACCCATCTCCTCCAACCTGCTGATGGCATGAGGCGTGAGCCAACTCCTCGGTGAACCCATGAGGACCGTCGGCAATAGCTTGTGGCACTCAACGTTAACGAACTGACCAACGTCAGCGTAGTCTACTGAAGTAGACCCAAGAATCATGTCACGTGCCCGCTCAAAGAACGGAGCGTCACTCCAACTGCATGCGTACATGTAGTCATGCACCTGCTCACTGTCACGTAGCCTGCTTGGCTTACTGACGTAGTTCTCTACATAACTACCAACCGAAGTAGTTAGATAGAATTTTCTAAAGTTTCTGTAGTTCATACTGTATGGCTGTCTGTTAAATACATCTCACATTTTTGGCAGAAGTAGCTGTCGCTCCATATTGCAGAGTCGTCATACGCCACTTGCGATAGGCAATAGATACACTGCTTGCCACTCGTCGCTTTCTTCTTGGTGAACGCACCGCTCGTGTTGGCATAGTTCTTCCTGTTCCACGTGTCTACATGGTTCTTCGTGCTGTACGTTGTCGTCGATGGCTTGTACGTGCCACCGCCTGTGTTGTAGCTACTGCCGTGGTTGTAGCCACGTGCGCCGTACCCGCCGTTGTACCGACTGCCGTAACCCCAACCCTCGTACATATCGTCGTAATACCCGCCGTGATACTTTGGCTTCTCGTAGGTCTCGTGCAACGTCTCACTGCCCAACTCACGATGGTTGAAGTAAATCCACGCCGTCACCTCACTGCCGTCGTCAAGCGTGATGGGTATCTGCTTGCGCTCGTACCACGATGGATGACCCTCTAATCTGTCAAGGCTCGATAGCGTCACGTCGTCAACCCTAAACACGTCAACCACTACGTTGTGGCCAATGCCCTGCTTCTCAATCAAGTACGGCAGACCACTCACCACGAGCGGGTACTTGTCCTTGGTGCGACCCGACCCAACGTGCGTCGCCTTGGTGAGGTAGCTGTAGTAATTGCCGTAGCCCTTCTTGAGCGTGCCATACACCGCCATCACGTGAGGCTCAACGACGTTGCCCTTGCTATACCACACGCCGTCGTGCTTTACCCACATCTCCTTGTTGTAGATTTGGTAGCTCTTCTGCTTGGTGTTGAACGTAACGAATCGGCTGTCGTGCGTCTCCAAATAGTCACGCCAATCTTTGCGTGGCATATCGCTGAGCACGTCCTCCGCTAGCTCACGGGTGTCGCATCGCTTGTCGCACCCCATACCACGAATCGTGCCGTTCATCATCAGCCAATCATTGCCTGAGATGCGGAACGGATGGGTGTTGCTCGGCCCGACCTTACCCACCGTGGCGTACCTGAAGTGAGCGATGAACGGGCGTGTCGTGTCTAGCTTGGTGTACTCAGTAGACTTATAGTGCTCGACCTTCCACGTGTCTAGCCACACGATACCTAGGCCATGAGGGTTGATGTTAGCTGATTTCTTTGCAATCGCAACGTCGAATTGCTTGCTGTTGTTCTTGATGATAATTACACACATATTGGTTGTTGTTTAATAATTTGGTTGTTAATTGATACTGAAAAATTGTTACTCTCCACATCATAATCGAAGTCGAAAGTGTATTGATTTCCACCTGCGTAGTACGTTGATGTCCACCGCTCACTTTTGAAAGTGGTATCGTGACGGGCAAAGAACTTATGCCCATCCCAATTAAATTCTATAATAATCCACATAGCCGTCAGCAATAAAGTCAACACTCGTCCAAAAGTTATACGCTAGCTCAATTGAACCCGCTGTCTCAGGCTCAACGTCCATCGCCGTAGGTACTACGTTGAAGTGGTAGTCCAACCACTCATGATTGGGTAGGAAGCATACGCCATCCTGCAAGGCATCCAATGCCATCTCGCTAATCTCTTCTGACTTCGTCCATGCGTCGCCAACGTCAATCAGCCATTGCAGTTCCTCAACGCCCCACATGCTCTGAGCGGCACGAATCTCTTCTGCCATCTCAGCAAGCTGAGTAGATAGTTTCTTCTCTTGTAACATTACGCTTACGTTTAGGTGTTTCTACTTTGATTACCATGCTGTCCCAATGACCCGTAGGGTTGACATACTTGTTGATATTTGGGTGAATCTTGCCGTCCATGATGAACACACGCATCTCACGTGCAATCTGCAACAGCTTGTTGACCTGCTCCTTCGAGTGGTACATGTCCATGAGGATTGGGCGTATCTTGCGTAAGAACTCCTCGTGCGATTGGCGCTTGCTGTTCACGGCGTAGTCAATCATCTCGAACATGAGCTCGTATCGGTTCTGCATCTGCTTCACTGACTTGAAGCGGGACGGAAGCCTGAACTCAAGCACGTTGCCCTTGACAAGTGCGACCTGATACCTACCATCACGGTCACGCCACCCGTTAGAGTCAGTGGCATTCATCACCATCTCATAGAAGTCGTCATTGCGCCCCGCCATTCTGATGTTGGCATTGCAGTACTTGTTCTTGAGGAGATGGCGGAACAGAGCGTACAAGATACCCGCATAAGGTCGTAGCTTCTCCCGCAACTCGTCACCGCTAAGACCCTGCACCCCGACCGTGATGTGACCACCGCATGAGTTGTCACTCGCAGAGTAGCGGTCGTCAATAATCTTCTCAGCATCCCACATCAGAGCGAACACCTTATTGCGCCACTTCGACTCAGGGATGAGCGGTAATATGTGAGTCACCGCCTCGTAACCGCACGACCCGTCACGCTCAATACCCGTGAATAGTATGTGCTCGTGGATTGAGTCACGATGCAGAGAGGTCTTCTCAACCTCCATGCCGATGGTGTAGCGGGACTCGTAAGAGCCTCCCCACTCCTCCAAGGTCAGACGCTTCTTCTTCCGCCCGAAACATTTGATGTCGGTCGCACCTGCACCTGCAGAGTGCTTGAGAGGGGCAGGTTTAGAGTGATACTGCTGTACCACGCCACGGGCGCTGTCACCCGTCAGTTGATAGATTTTCTCCATAACTTTATTTGGTTTTGGTATTTGGTTAAATTTTTCGTTAATCATCATAGCCGCTGTCTCCCACTTCTTGTTCTCAAGCAGGTAGTCAACCTCACGCCACCACTCTTCACCTTGAGGTGTGTCAGACCATCTGAACGCTGAATGCATGAGCCACCTGTAAGCTTCGTCGTCTACTCCAATAGACGATGAGATTGGATAGTCAAAGCAGTACCGCCGAACATGTTGCACCGCACTTGGCGAGAGCAACTGCTCGAACTCACGCCATGACATATCCCTAGTCCTAATACTTGGCTGAGGTGTACTCAGTACACTTGCATATACCAAGCGGTTATTGATTCTGTCAGCGGCGAGCTGATAGTCACCACGCTCAAGCTCAAGCTTAATGGATGACCAAAAGTCATACGGGTGGTCGCCCTCAGGCTGTGTCGCCCAAGTGAATGAGCTCTCAAGCCAATCATACGCCTCCCGTGTATGTGGGATGCTATTCGCAGCACCACGACAACGCAACTCCTCAATGGCGGGGATAGAGAGCAACTTCTCAAAGTCTACCCAAGTAGACCCACTCTCAAGGGTTGGGTTGAACTTCTGATTGAGGATAGTGTGAGGCTCGCTAGAGTCATACACATCTCTCCAAAAGTCCTCTCCTTCATCGGTGTCATGCCACACCATCGCATTCCTAAGCCATGCTCTGAACGGCTCATCTGCACCCCATACTGAGTCATAGGACATCAATTTGTCCCAAACAACTGCGCTCACTTTCGAGCGTAATTCCAACATGTTTAACATAATTATTTGTTTTGGTTTAGTTAATAGTTTAATATCTCGTCCATTTGAGTATGGATATAATCTACAATATCTTCAGTATTGCAGTCTAATTTTTTGGCTACTTCTAAGAAATCATTACCACTATCAGATAGGTAATAAGCAGATAATCCTAACTTAAATCCTTCCAACTGCTGCTCTATCCATTCTTTTATCCATGTCATAGCCTCTTTATTTTCTGAAAAGGCAGTATTAAATTCATAGCTCATAGCGAAATAAACATTACTTGGCAGGTCTTGCATCATATTGCTCTTAATTTTTAATTACACACACTCGCTCATAGCTAAGCGAGAAAGAACTGTCGGTTGCGAATCCGCTCGGCACAACAGAGCCAACACTCTGAAACGTGGTGTTGTGTCCGTAGCCACTGAGGTAGCGGTCGCAAACCACAACGCTGTCCTCATTGGTGTACTCAGTACACCCAATCGGCACAACTTGCACACGGCCGTCACCACGACGAACGGTAATTGATGGCTCATGCCCACATGAAGCCAACACGAATAACAAAAGCAACGCTCTCATTTTGCCTTGCTTCTAAATTGCTCAACAAAGAATCCAATCGCCGAGGCAACAAGCACAACGGCACATAATACTACAGGCATGCCACCGAGCACGCCGTAACATGCAAGGCACACCATGCCCGCATAAACTAATTGAGAATTACTCATTTGATTTGCTTTTTATCGTTTGAAACGAACCACAGCGCACCAATTGCGGGAGCTGCAACGATTAACGCACGGCCAAAATTACCTTTGGCAATAAAAGCGCACGCTCCAAACAGGAGAACCAAGGCGCAAACACATAGAATTTTGTTGGTTAAGTTCATAACTTTAGTTTTTTTTTTGCTTGGTGTACTCAATACACTTTTTTAAGGTGTACTCAATACACTTTTTAAGGTGTACTCAATACACCAACGCCCACAAAGGGGTACGGGTGTACGGGTACGGGTGTACGGGTACGGGTGTACATTGGTACGGGTGTACATTGGTACGGGTGTACATTGGTACGGGTGTACATTGGTACGGGTGTACATTGGTACGGGTGTACTCAATACACTTTTAAGGGGT